TTGCTGCTGCCTCTGGCACAGTCACCTTTGATCTTGCCGTCTGGACCAAATCTCACCCACTTCTGTTTAAACCATTGTTTGAGATCTTCTTCCATCTCCTTCACGGGCACACAGTTGGGCACCATTCTGTTGCCTTTGGGTTTCATGCCGCGCTGCACATAACCTTGCCAGCACTTCTCTAAAATCTCTCGATATTTCATACTATTTGCTCTTGTTGCCCCAATTGGCTGCGCCTTTTTTACGACACTGAACCAATGCACCTGATGCATAGGCACTAGGCCAAACTTTGTATCTGGATTTGACCTTGCGATAGCAGGCGTCCTGTTTTTCTTGCAGTCCTTGTGTGATTTCTTTGAGTTTCATAACAGTATTTGTTTAATACTATTATTTATTGCGTTTGCGTCCTTGACGCATGTTTATCTGCCAGTGTGCCAGTTGTTTCTTGCGTGCGGATGCTGTGTTAGAACTGCGTATCTTCTTTAATTGTGTGATGGTGGCACCTTTGGGTATGCCTGCTCGCTTGCTGTCACCTGGTTTGCCTGGTCCTCGGCCATCCGCAAAGTTCTCATCCACGTTGCCCAGTGGACTGATAATGGGATCACGCATTTGAGCATATCTGTTCATGTCCAGTACAATTTGGGCTTTGTGACTCACATGTGGTATGTCTGTTTTGATCAGCAGTTTTAAATTTTCGTCTGACAAAGATTTCAAATGTTGTCGCAATGCCTGACCTTTCACAGCTGGCAAAGCCTTGTCTTTGAATGGTGTATATTGAGCTCGTAGATTGTCTATGTCAGATTGTTTAAGTTTATGCTTAAACACTATTTCACGAATCTTCATGGTATTAAACCAGTTTTAATTTTTTTGCTTGTCTGCGGATCTCACCTGGTTTAACATCTCGAGTGGTGTTCTGTTTGGTAATAATTCCTACACCTGCTGCATCTTCCACAGGCACTTTTTCTTTGGATTTTGTTTTTTGACTGTATTGCTCTAGTGCTTGAGTGATCTTGCTGAGTGGATGCTTGTTGGCCTGATACAGTATGCCATAGCCACCTTTGCTCTGCCATTTGTCTATGTTGATGGGACGATCATCTATTAAAATATTTGATACACCGTTTTTGACAGCATAGGATTCTTTGCGTCCTGTCACAATGATGTCATCTGGTTTGACTATGTGCTTGCCAATCCATACTTTCTTGTAATAGCCACTGTTTTCAGTGTCACCTCTCAATGGTGAAGTCAGTATGCTGTATTGACCACCTGTGAATTTCTTGATCATCTCGATCAGTGCATCTGCACTGCTGAACTTGGGAAGATGTGCAAAAAAATCTGTGCCTGCTATTCTGTCAATCACATCTTGGCGTAGGTCTTTGGTCTTGTCAGATGTCAGCTGTTTCCAGTGATCCACACCGTACAAACGTTCTACTCCACCAAAGAAATCTGCAATCACGCCATCCATGTCCAAATACACAATGGGTTTGACATTAGATTGTTCTGTCATGTGTTTATTATACAACTGTTTGTTGTATAAATCAACAGATATTTTTTGGTTAGATAGTATTTCGGTAATCTTCATTAGTCTTTTTCACAATTGGCACAGTGACAGCGTCTGCACACTTCAATCACCCATTCTCGTGTTTTTTTGTCGCCAATATGTTCGCTCTCTTTTCTTTTCAAAGTTTTTTTGCAATGGCTATCATTGCCACAATTGATGCAATAGGGTTTTTCCTTAGCCATAAATTTTTTAAGATCTGTCTTGTTTGGGGCTTTGTCTTTGTTTGAATTTTTTATCAGTGGAACACCAATATCTACCATAGCTTTCATTGGATTCAGCCTGCACATATCCTTTTTTTTCATAGTCCGGCCAAGACTTTTGTGGAATCTTAATTATTCCTTGTTTGTCGTTAGGATTAATCACCATGATCAATTCATTATCACTGTTGTAATCTTTAACAGGTTGAACAATTTTTTTTGCAATTTTATCTTTGAAACTTAAATTCTCTTTTTTGTAATCTGCGGGCATGAACTTGGCATATCTGTCCTGCATGTTTTTCACTGTGTTTAAATCTCTGCCTGAATCCAAACTCAATCTGGCCACTTCAATATCTTGTTTGATATTCTGTATCAATTGAGTATCGCCTTTTTGATTGGCTACATCCAACGCTTTGTTCATGGCCTGTATCACTGGCACATTGTTGTTGATGGCATTGTTGATGGAACCTATGCCTGCCACACTGCCCACAATGATTCCTGCCACGGCCATTCTTTGCAACCAGTCTTTTAATCCTTCATCTAATTCTATTTCTTTTAGATTATCGTAATTTTTTTTGAAGTAATCTTGGGCCACATTATAATTGCCGGATGAGAACACTGTTTTGCCATCTTTGTCCAGCACATTCCATTGGCCGTCTGCAGCTTGACTCACATAAGGTTTTTGAGTGCTTTCAAAATGTTTGGAGTATGGTCTACCTTTGGCAAATTCTCTGCCATAGCTGAACTCCTGTCTCTGTGCCAGTTCTTTGGCTGAAAATCCTGGTGCTATCTGTCCACCACGGGCCTGCTTGGCCACATCTTCTCTGTTTTTGAACACTGCTCTTATTTCGTCAGGAGTCATCATGTCCAGTTTTTTCTTCCTGGCCGCCATGCTGCCGGACATCTGCGAACCTTCTGATATAATATCTCTTAGCTTCATTTTTTTCTACCTCTGAATTTGCTCTGTACTGAACCAGTCATGTGTGGCAAACTGAACCACAGTTTGAACCAATCTGGATCGCCTGGTTTTAGGCCTAATTCTTTTTCTTTGTCTTTCAATGCCTGTGCTGTGTAACTGATATTTTCCACAGACGGCATAGTATTGCTGTAAGTGTCTATGCCTGCCAGTTTTTTTAATTTATCAATCTCGTCCATACAATATTTATGCTGGTTGTTTTAAATTTTGTCGTATTTTTTGGTATATCTCAGTGGCTGTTTTTTCGTCTGCAGGTATAGTGTTTAAGAAACTGCGTCTAGCACCTTGCACAGCATACTCTCTAGCTCTGCTGGCACTCACACCTGCAGCACCTTCTGCATCAGGATCTCTCATACCAGCGTTTATGGTCTTTATGCTGTTGAATTGATAGTCTTTGCCATTGTATTTGTTCAACAATTCATCAAACTGTTGCACCCTGTCAGAGCCTGCCACATATATGATGTCTTTGTAGCCCATGCTTTGCAATTTCTTCATGGCATCAATGATGGTTTTCACACCAGCATCACCCACTTTGATGTTGGGAAATATCTTCTGTGCATAATCTAATTTGTCCGCAAAACTGAGAGGATTTGATTTGGTATCTTGCGTGTGTGTTAAAAATAAAAAATGATCTCCTGGTTGAGTAGAGATGGTATCTATTAATTTTTTATGACCAGTGGTGGGTGGATTCATTCTGCCGTAGGCAAACGCGGCAATTTTAGGCGCTGGTTGATTGATTTCTATCAGTCTCATTGTGCATTCTTGACTGGATGTTTGGACAAGCCTTGTACAATCTTGTTGCTGAGTGCCACTTTATCATCTGCACTGATAATCTTTTCTTGCTTGCCGTTGATTTTAAATTTTTCAAAATATTCATTGATTGCTTTATCCACACATCCACCCCAAGTTTCCATTGGATTCTTTTCCATCATTTCTTTTTGATTGTCACTGTATCTTTTGGCCACTGGAAAGAAATTTTTTCTAAAAAACTCACTGTCGTTCAGCATGTATTGATAGATATCTTCTAAAATATCATATCCAATATTGTCTCTGGTTATGGCTGTGAATTCATTAGCTTTCATTGCTATCTTTCCTGTGCTGGTTCAATTGTTGGTTGAGTCTTTAACCATGCTTGACGATCTTTTTCTGCTTCTTCTTCGGAAATATATGGATCTTTGCCATCATAGATGTCCTGTAATTTTTGTCCTATCCAATCGAAAACTTCTTGATCTTCTTTGGAAACAGTTTTTCTGTGTGTTTTATAATCTGTGGCTTTTACCATTTGCGACAACTCCAATATCTTGCTTTGGTTCTTGGACCTGGATTAGCACAATTGTGTCTGGCTCTAAAACTTCTGCGTCTAGCTGGATTGGATTTTTTAATCCTCATGTTGGGATCACCAAAATTCACTTTCACTATGTTGCCAGTGGGTTTACGCACATACACTTTGAATTTTTTCACATCACCTCTCATGGGTTTGCCCAAAGGCACTTTGCGTCCTCTGTATTCTGCTTCATCCAATGCATCATCTTCGTTGAACCACATCACATCATATGCACTGTGGAAATCATCACCTTCATAGGTCTCTTCATCCAATTGTTCGTTGGTGCTGACTTCTATGTCAAATTCTTCCAAACCCATTTCTTTCAACTGTTCATTGAGGCTTTCGGCCAATTCATCAGATTCTATTTCATCCAGTGCTCTGTGCAGTTCCACACGCAGCACTTGATTGCCTTGTTCGTCTTCAAATATTTGATAATTGGTTTGATCTTCAAACAGTCCTATGGCACTTTCACTCAACGCCACATCCACCAAGGATTCTGCATTGATATTTTTACCTATAATACTAAAAAAATGTTGCATATTAATGATTCAATTTAATTGAGTTTATGTTGCCTTCTGTGTAGATCACTTTGGCTCTTACCCACACAAAATTACCAGTAAAATTGTAAAAAAAACTACCTGTGCTGTTGGCATGAACCGCTGTGGGAGCAGTGTGCGTGGTACCAGTCACATCAAACCAATCTGTGGCAGTGGGTGCAGTGGCCAATGATGCTTGCATGCGAATGTTGCCTTCAAAACCTGTCACTGTGATCTGTATGGTATGAAAACCATCGCTGCGACCATAGTATCCATCACCTTTGAATTGCTGTCCCAACACCGTTTCCGTGGTGCTGTCATTGGGATGATCCGTGGCTGGCAGTATTGTTTCGCTGTATGCTGGCATGTGTATATTTAGTCCTATTGCTAGGCTGTGTGTGAGGTCATAGACTCTATGGTTTCCAGCACTATCTTATTGTCCACAGCGTTGATGGTCACTTTACCACCATTCTTAAGTTTGCCAAACAATAATTCCTTAGCCATAGGAGTTTTAATCTCCTGATCTATCAATCTCTGCATGGGTCTTGCTCCCATCTTGGGATCAAAGCCTTTGTCCACTAGATAATCTATGGCTTCATCAGTCACAGTGACCTGTATTTTTTTCTCCACTAGATATGTTTTAAGATCTGTTAAGAATTTGCCCACCACTTTGATCATGGTAGGTTTACTTAATTTTTTAAATGTGATTATGCCATCCAATCTGTTTCTAAATTCTGGAGTAAAGAACTTTCTAAATGCTGTGTCGGAATATCCCTCATCCATAGTATCGCCAAAACCTATGCTGCCTTTTTCTGACTGTTCTGCTCCCAAGTTGGTGGTCAATATCAGTGTTAAATTTTTACAATCTGCCACTTTGCCGTTGCTGCCGCTCACTGTGCCTTCATCCATGATCTGCAACAGTATTTGACTCACATCAGGATGGGCTTTTTCAATCTCATCCAACAGCAACACACAGTTGGGAGACTCTTGTATTTTGGTGATCAACAGTCCAGCATTTTCTTCATAGCCCACATAGCCTGGAGGTGATCCTATCAATTTGCTGATGCTGTGTTTTTCTTGATATTCACTCATGTCAAATCTCACCATTTTCACACCAAGATGTTTGCTCAACTGTTTGGCAGTTTCAGTTTTTCCACAACCAGTTGGTCCCATGAATATGAAAGATCCTATGGGCTTGTTCTCACGTTTCAACCCTGCTTGAGAGATTAATACTTTGTCCACAATATTGGTGATAGCTTCATCCTGATCATACACTTCTGCTTTCATGTTCTTCTCAAGATTGGCTAGGTTGTTGGATTCTCTCTGCTGTATGGTCTCCACCGGTATAGTGATCACTTTGCTTAATTCAAACTCTATCTCCGCAGAGTCTATGATGCGTGTGTCTTTGGGAGCAATATTGAATCTGCTGCCCGCTAAATCTATTAGATCAATGGCCTTGTCAGGCAACTTTTTATCTGTTTGATACTTACAACTCAATTTGACTGCTGTTTCAATGGCAGCATCAGTGATCTGTGCCTTGTGATAATTTTCATAGTATTTCTTCAGACCTTTAAGGATGTCTATGGTCACTGCTTGTGTGGGTTCATCCACAGTGATCCTTTGGAATCTGCGCATGAGAGCACGATCCTTTTCAAAATATTTTCTGTATTCTTCCCAAGTGGTACTGGCCACAACTTTAAGTGTGCCTTTGGTCAACACAGGTTTTAATAGATTGGCCAAGTCATTGGATCCTTTGTCTCCACCGCCTGATCCTGCTCCGCTGATGTTGTGTGCTTCGTCTATGAACACAATGGTCTTGCCTTTTTTCTTCAATGCTTGCAACACCATTTTGAATCTTTCTTCAAAATCTCCTCTGTATTTGCTGCCCGCTAACATGGCACCTATGTCCAAGTTGTACACTTGATATTCTTTTAAAAATTCTGGCACCTTATTGGTCACAATGTTCAATGCCAATCCTTCTGCTATGGCAGTTTTACCCACTCCTGGGTCACCCACTAGGATCACATTGTTCTTCATTCTTCTGCCCAAAGCCAATGCTATTTGATCCAACTCAGCGTGACGACCTATCACTGGATCTATCTTGTCTTTTTTAGCTTCAGCATTTAAATTAGTGGTGTAAAGATTCAATGCTCTCTGTGTGACCGATGCGTTTTCTTCCACTCCAAATTCTGTCTCTACCTCAGAGTTTAAAAAATCAGCAAATTTTTCTTTGTCAATATTGGCTTTAACAATATAAAAATAACTGTGACTCTTTTTCTCGCTCATCATGCTGAGAAATACATCTGTAAGTTCTATTCGTTGCCTACCACTGAATAATGTTTGTGTGAATGCTCTGTTGAGTACTCTTTCCACACTCACAGTCTTTTTGGGTTTGTATTTGGCAGGAGGGCTAATCAGTTCTATCTCTTTTAATCTTTCTTTGAGATATGTTTCAAGATTTTTCTTTAATGATTCTGCATCAGCTCCAAAATCTGTTAGAGCCTTCATAAATTTGTCATAGCACAGCATGGCAAACAGCAGGTGTTCCACTGTGACATATTCGTGTTTGAGCTTGGCAGCATCTTCCACTGCTTTGTCAAATATGCGTTGTAGTTCGTCGCTGGGTTCTACCATATTAATTGAGTAATTTTTGTTGTTTCTTAAAGGCCATCTCCAGTTTCAGTTTGCTGACTCTGTCGATAAAGTTAATTCCATACAAATGATCAAATTCATGTAAAAAAATTCTTGCATTTATTTCACTTAATATCATTATACATTCTTTTTGTCTGCTGTCAATATATTTAACCGTTATGGTGTGAGGCCTACTTATTTTAAGATGCAATTTTGGAAAACTTAAACAGCCTTCCTCCATCAATACCAGCTCAGTAGTGGCTTGTTCAATCACAGGATTAATCACTGCAAATGGTGCGTTAATTTTAGGCAGGTTGTGTGGTTGCATCACAAATATTTTGGCATCCAACTGCACTTGGTTGGCAGCCAGTCCTATGCCTTTTTCACTCACCATGGTTTGTATCATATCTTTTTCAATTTTTTCTGCATCTAAACTGTTAAAATCGAAATCTTTTACTGTGCGAGTCAACCAATCGTTGGGGTGTTTAATTAAGTTCATCACGTATGTTTTTTATCCTCTGCAACAATTCTGCATTTTCCACTGTGGGAGTTTCTGCCACAATGGTGATATAAAGATTACCGCGCTGACGATTGTTGTGTATGTTGGGCAGGCCTTCACCTGTGATATTGAACACAGTGCCTATCTGTGTGCCTTTGGGTATGCTGACTGACAGGTTCTTTTTGGACAATGTGCGAATTTCTTTTCTTGTGCCCAATATGAGATCAAACATATTGACCTTCAATTTTGTGTGCAAATTTATGCCGTCTCGTTCCCAAGTTTTGTGCCTTAATATTTTAATTCTCACTATGAGATCACCACGTGGAGCATTGGATACAGAATCAGATCCTAGTCCAGAAAATTTAATCATGTTGTTGTGTTCTGCTCCAGGAGGAATGTCTATGTTCACACTCTCTTGACGTCCATTGGGCAATCTATAACTGGCAATCAATGCTTTACCGTTCATCACATCTTCAAGATCCAAAGTGGCTTCTATGTTGATGTCTGCATTGCGAGGATTGGATCTGAATGTGCTGGCTCTTTGAAATGGTCCTCCTCCGCCTCCAAAGAAATTGTTGAATATATCATTGATGTCACCATTGAAATTATAATGAAAATTATCACCACCCTGCTGATGCACATTGGTGGTGCCATATCTATCATAGGCAGCCTTTTTTTGAGGGTCTTTCAGTATGTCGTAGGCTTCGTTTAATTCTTTGAATTTGTTTTCATCACCACCTTTGTCCGGATGGTGTTTCATGGCCTTGCTCTTGTAGGCTTTTTTCAAGTCATTTTCATTGGTATTACGATCAACACCTAAAACTTTGTAAGGATCCATATGTTATAATATAGTGGTTTTCTGTCAAAAGTCAAGTGATAGAAATTTATTTTTCTTTTAGAATGTATTTGATGGGATATTCGGCTTTGACTTTGACTCTTTTTTTGCTGTCGCTGTCCTCATACTGTATCATATTGGGTGCCAATTCCACAAAATCATCCACCTGTACCACATTCTGCACTCCATCGTGCCAGTAGGTCAACTCTGCCGGAACTTTTCTAAATATGGCAGCAATACTGTCATACAGCCAATAGATGAATTTACCTGTGATTAACACAATCTTCTTTGCTATCTGATACCCATATTTGATGGCTGTGATTATTAACTTCACTGCGTGAGTAATCTTGGCAAACACCATGGCTGAATGTTGAACAGCGTGGGAAAAAAAAGTTTTACTTTTTATCGCTGCTGTTTGGAGCCACTGAGTCGTTTGTGCTGTTATCTTTTTTAGTTGTTCCTTCATAATATTCTTTATAACGATCCAATATGTCTTGTGTTTGTTTTAGAGTGCTGCGAATCTGTGCAAAATTTTTGGCCAATAGCTCATAGTCTTCATCACTCAATCCAAACAGCACAGGATCCAATCCTTCTGCTTTCATTTTGGCAAATACTTCTTGGGCATTGTTGCTGGTGATCACGATCCATCTCAGCTTCTCCATCTCTTCCAACGTGGGAGTCTTGAGGTTCAATTTCTCTCTGCTTTGTTCTTGTGTAAGCACTTTGATCACTTTTTCTCCCAATAAACTGCAGTTAGTAAGAAACAAGCTCAGTGTGATGATGGTGATTATTTTAATCATGTTAATTGTTGTATTCTTTATAACGAGGATTTGCAATGGCTGGACACTCAGAATTGATCTCTGATTTCTTAGTGGCTGTTTTTTCTGCTTCAGTTAATGGTGATCCACCTGCGATCTCCACACATCTCAGCGCTTTGTCTGATGCTTTGTTGACAATTCTTTCCATGGCATCGGGTCTTTCAATTGCTGTCTTGCCTAGGTCACGTGTGCCCTTGTTGAATCTTTTATCCAAATCATCTATGTCTTTTTTCAGTGTGCCCACCAACTTGTTCACTTCTTGATTGGCTTTGAGTATGGCTTCGAAGTCTCTCTTTTGATCCTCAATAAATTTGGTCTGTGTTTCCAAAGCCTGTTCCATTTTGATTTGATTGCCTTTGAGTATGGCATTGTCGCCTCTCAGTTTTAACACATAAGCACCAGCACCTGCCACGCCCAGCAGCATTATGATGGTGAATACCATTTTTACCTGTCCAAATAGTCCAAACATATTATTTTTCTAGTATTACGCAGTGACGATTGTTTTCCAGCACATATTTTGTGCCGTAGATACTTATATTATAATCGCCTAGATACTTGGTAAGATAGAGCACTTCAGGAAAGCTGTTGGCACTGTAGGATTCTGTGATCTGTTTTAATTTATCCACAGTAACACCGTGATCCACAAATTTAAAATGCAAAGGCTCAGCATATTTTTTGCTGAATGTAATTATGTTGTCTTCCATAATCACTTCATCCACATAACTGTTGGCAAAGAAATTTTTGTAATTCTCCATAGCAGTTTCGTTTTTGCGTATGCTGTACTCATTGCCATCTTTGGGTATAATGGTTTCCAGTGTGTTTTGATCTGCTGATTGACTTCTAAAATTTTTGTAGTATCTAAATTTGAATTCTTTAATGTCAGCCACTTTCTTAATGCCATCTAAAATTTCAGTGATCTGTTTGCCCGCGTGTCTGTTGCGTTCCATTTCCACAAACACTCTGTAGTAACCATCTGACTGTTCACCGCTGGTCTTGTCTGCGTCCAACACAAATTCATAGCCTTTTTCAATAAAATTAACAAGATCTTCTGCAGCCTGCATGGGTTTGACTCTGAAACTCAACACCACTATCTTTTCATCAGTGCCCATTTTGGATTGATATGAATCCACTTCAAAGATATGGTCCACACAGTATTTGAGATCGTGTTTGTTCAATGCCATTTTATGTCTCTGCAGTTATGGGTTGAATTTGCTCCGCAGGTTGAATGTCTGGCACCACAGCATCTTTGACTGGTTCATTGCTGTATTGCAGCTGATTCTGCATGCCGTCATAGATATTTTTCATAAGATTAATGGGCATGGTGATTTCCACTATCCAAATGGGCATGGTGTCCAACTTGCCTTTTTTGGTGCCTGGTCTCACATCATCTGGTTCCACAATTTTTCGAGGAGCAATCAATTGATCTTTTTTGTATGTGACCTTGCAGTCATAATCCAATAATCTTTTGCCACCCATAGGGTCTGGCATCTGCTTCATGGGCCACATGAATTTGCATGATACATAATGCTTGGTCATGATGGGTCCTTCAATCAGTTCACCATCTTTCCAGTTGTCATACACATACAAATCCAACTCATCCAGCACTCTTTCAAAGTCTTTGATAATGGCAAAGGCATTGTCATTGCTGTATATGGTCTCTATGTTTTTTAAAATATCTGCTGTGTCATGCATAATTGTACCTATCCAGTGTATTTAGCCACACAGTGGCTTATAACATACTAGTTTTATTATGTGTTAATACCGATAAATATTTGTACATTATCTTCAACAAAGGAGAGTCGATGGGTTCAAAAAATGCTTTCAAAAAGCGCTCTAAACACAATAATGTACTGCAAATCAATCAATATCAAATAGAAAAACAAAAAGATGTCCAAATAATTCCCCGCAACAAGAATCAAGAGTCCTATCTAATCAAACTGTTAGACCCTGCCAAAGACATAGTATTCGGTGTGGGTCCTGCAGGCACTGGTAAGACCTTGCTAGCGGTGCAGGTGGCCATCAAAATGTTCAAAGAACGCAAGGTGGATCGTATCATAATCACCAGACCAGCTGTGAGCGTGGATGAGGACATAGGTTTTTTACCAGGCACACTGGAGGAAAAAATGGCTCCTTGGACACGTCCTATATTTGATGTGTTTCAGGAATATTTTAGAACACAGGATCTGCGCAACATGCTGTATGAAGGTGTGGTTGAAATAGCACCTTTGGCATTCATGCGAGGCAGAAACTTTGTGAAGGCTTTTATTGTGGCAGATGAGTGTCAAAACACCACACAAAGTCAGATGAAAATGCTGTTGACCAGACTGAGTGCAGGATCCAAGATGGCAGTGACAGGTGATCTTAATCAAGCAGACAGACAACACAACAACGGACTGTTGGATTTTATTGAAAAATTAAATCGTCAGAATGTTGCCAATCGCATAGATGTGGTAACTTTCCACAAAGGAGACATTGAACGTCATCCTGCTGTGCGTGAAGTGTTGGATGTGTATGGTGATTAATTCTTGCGTATGATGTGATAGCCGTACACTGTGGGACAAACTCCACTGACTTCACCCACTTGCAATGTGTCTATGAAAGCCACGAAATCTTGATCCATGGTGTTGGGTTTGAATGTGCCTAGATTGCCTTGATTAACTTTGCTGGGACAATCACTGTATTTCACAGCAGCATCTTCAAATGTGATCATACCTTGAGCAATTTCATTTCTTATTCTAACAGCTTCAAATAATGCTTCTTCTTGGATTTTTACACCTGTGTATCTGGTAGCACCTTGATAACTGACTAATATGTGACTGGCTCTGTACATGTTATTCCATATGGGAAAGTTTGATCATGGTAGCAGAAAGATTTATTTCAGGATCTGCTATCAATGTGTGATCCACCAGCCCTTGTTTAATAATCATTATGGCTTTTTCTTGACGAGATTCATTGCCAAACAGTGTGACATTGTCATACATCCATTTGAATATGTCTTCCACTTCATCTGGTCTAACTTGACTGCACACCAACTTCCTTGCTTCTGTAATTTTGCCTGCTTTGAACAGTTCAACCATGCCTAGTTTGTAATCAGTTTCATTCATATCACTCTTTTGTGGTTTCATCAATGTGCCATTCTGTGCATTCATCTGCACCACGTTGATGCATTTTCTTAGATCAGGATATGTGGCTTTGACATAAGTGTCTAAGGTTTCTAAATCAGGAGTTACTCCTTCTTTCATTAATATCTCTGCCACTCTAGCTGTGAATTCTGTTTGATCCACACGCTCAATGTGGAATCCTTGACATCTGCTGTGCAGCGCTGGGATCACTCTGTTGGGATAGTTGCAGGTCAGTATGAATCTTGACGTGGTATGATATTCTTCCATTACTCCACGCAGAGCTGCCTGTGCATTGGGACTGAGATAATCTGCCTCATCCAGCAATACCACTTTGAAATCTCCAAATGGAATCATTTGCACAAAATTAACAATCTTTGCTCTCACGTCATCCACTGAGTTGGTTCTACTGGCATTGATTTCCAGCACGTCTAGATCATTCACTTGCAATTCATTTAATAATATTTTAGCTAGGGTGGTCTTGCCTATGCCTGCGTTCCCGCTGAACAACAAATGTGGTATGCTCTTGTCTTTGACCCAAGTTTGAATCTGTTTCTTTTGATGTTCATCTCTAAACACATATTGATCTAATGTGCGAGGTCTATACTTTTCTGTCCAAAGTTCTTTCATTAGTTTCTTCTAATGTATTCTTGTCCTATGCCAGACATTATGAATGGTATGTATAACAACATCCACCACCAACCCACAAGATATCCCAAAATGTGCAGTGTCATTAGCACAATGCCCACCACACCAGTGTTGTTCAATCCAGGACTTCTAGTTTCAGGAAATTTCATACTGTTAGTATATGCGAAACAGTGATGAATGTCAAGTGTTTTACAGCTGACTTTCTTTGGCCACGTACCAATCTTCTGGTTTTTGTTTGGCCCACAACAGCACACTTTCGGCTTCCACCATTCTTACTGTGTGTTCCACTCCATCAGTTTTGATTTTGGCACCTCTGGTCCATCTGCCGTGTTCCACCAAGATATAATCACCCACCACATATTCATCTGTGTTGTCTCGGCCTTTGGCATACACTTTGGCCCATCTGGGTTTGATACCATGCACCTTGCCATCATCTGCAGTGAGTATGATACCGCCTTTGGTTTTGAATGAATCAAAGCTCATGTCGCTCACAATCACACGATCTTTAATCGGGATCAAGTCTCCTTCGAGAGTATGATATGAACTCATAGTTTATTTTTTCTTAGTGTAGTTTCCTTCAGCATCTTCCACCCACTCTTCGTTGGCAGCTTCTGCTGGTGCTTTAGATCGTTTAGTAGGCACAGTTTGTGGATGATCTCTGTAATAATCAGCCAAAACTTCCTCACGTTTGCGAACAATTTTTCCACCAGGTCCCAATTCATCACCACGAGCATTCACTCTAGCATTGCCCACAGCCGGAGTCAGTTCGTTGCGTTGTCTCAACAGATCAATATCAATCTGTTTGCCCTGCATGGTACGATAAACTTTGTTACCACTTTGTTTGATAGCCATATTTGTTGTCTCCTATAATGTATGTATTTATCTAAGGAACTCTCTCCAGTCCAAGCCATATTGGATGGAATCTATCCTGTGTACACCCAGCAAATACAGCACATAGGAAGCCACTGAGCTGCCTCTGCCCACTCCCCACAACATATTGCTGGATCGCATGTTTTGTACCAAATAATGTAAAAACTTTAATAGATTGATATAATTGTGCTGTTTAAATGCTGCCAATTCTTCTTTAACTCTTTGTTCGCTGCCCGCAGGAGTGATGCTGATGATGTGGGATTCAATATCAAAATCGGCAGCCTCTTTGGGCATGAACCATTCTGATTGCAACAACTGATCAAATTCTTTCACGTCCACCAGCATGGGTTGATATTTCTGCAAAGTTTGACCTACTCCAGTAAATTTTATTGATTGATTGAAATGATCTATTTCTTTGTGATTGTCAAATCTAAGATCCTGCAACACTGCCAATCTGTTTTGATAGATCAGATCCACTGCGTCTTGATGATCGAATATAGGAAGTCCTAAACTGTCTGTTCGCATAATGATTTATTATGCTTATTTTAGTCTATATTGATGAGATTGTCAAGATCTTTTCCGGTTTCTTTAGCCATTTTCAACTGTTCTGCTGCCAATCTCTGTTTGAGTTCTTGATTGTACACATCCACAAACACTCCAATTTGTTGACGCAACTCAGGATTGCGGCTTTGAAAATATTTTTTGCGCAGTTCAGATAATTTGGCTTCCAATTGAGCTATACTGTATTCTCTTAGATCTTCGCTGAGTGGATGGAACATGGTATTCCCAATTAGATTAATTGATGAATGTGCCTAAAAATTTAGCAAACACTGTGGTGCCTTGGTTGTAGGTCCAGAACTCCACATACATTGGATTTTGTGCTGCGTTCACTAAGAATGGATTAGGAAAAGCAGAGTCTTTGTAAATTAATCCAGCGTTCTCTGTACTCCATACCACTGTGCGTTGAACACCGTTGCTTCTCACTTCTACAATCACACTGCTCATGCCTGAGGTCACTGTGGGCCAATTTGTTAATGTTAATGTAAGGTTGGCTGTCACTGTGAAAGTTTGAAAATTTCCGTTATTCAAACTGATGTTTTGCGCAGTGGACACGTTGCCAGCTGAATAAACAGTCAAATTATTGTTGGTAAATTTTGCTCCTGAAATTACATTGTTGGCAAAGTTATTTGTGGCGTTTAATTTTGCTGTGTTGGTTTGTAGTGCTTCTATCTCTGTTTTGGCAGTGGAAAAATTTGTTTTAATGGTGGTGAAATTATCTCTAAATCCTTGGCTGTTGTTGTCCTGTCCTGCCACAGGATATGTTTCATCTAGATTGGTTGTGTTAATGTTGCTTGGCATAGTGCTTCCTTATAGTTGTGTTTATTTATCTGTTCCAATCACTGTTTAAATGTTATATTGATAGCTAGGAAACATAATATACTGCTCCACACCACTGTCTGTGGTACTGTCTATGATGTATCTGTCAATTTCAAAGTCTATGTTTTTGAAGTCAAAACCATTGTTTTTTAATGCTGCCAAAATCTTAGCACTGGTGCCTGGTTGGCAGTAGCACAGCGGCACAGCAGTTACATAGCCTAAAACCTGTGTCTGTCCAGATTGAGCAGTTCTCATCCACAAAGGTAAAAACTCATTTTCAGTGCTGCCCACTGCTCTAATATTTGCTCGCATGTTTGTGGTATTGCTGATGAATCTTTCTATGTCGTTGGCATTGGCCACATTTAATATTTTACTGTCAACTTTGATCACTCCGGTATTGGGTCTAAATCTAAAAGGATCTGTGGCATTGGCCACCACATTGCCCACGGTGATCACAGAGCCATTGGCCAGTGTAACTGATAATATACCTGTGTCAAGATTCAATATCAAACTGCCTTGTCTAGCATAGATTTGCAGATTAGTGCCTATGGCTCCCACTGCCAGTGGCAAATTATTATTTGTGAACAATGTGTAAGAACTGCCTCCCACATTGAGTTTGGTCACATCATCAATCACTTCTATATCAGTCTGAGTGATGTTGATCTTGTTTGGATTTTTAATTTTTATTTTGCTCTGCACCTGTTGACTGGGGTGATCCTGAGGATCAATCATTTGTATATACACCACTTCATACACAATGTCGTTGGTGCCAGGAGTTTTGGCTATGGCTGTTTTAATTTCCCCAAACTGATATCTTTTACGACGATGATTCTTTACTGTGGCTGCCACATAATAATTTATAGTTTTAGTTTCAATGCCTGCGTATATCAACATTTTTAATTGTTTTTGTATGCCAAATAAATCATCGCTGGGTCTATAAACGGCAGTAGGCACAAATATTTCTGGATTGCCCACTAGTGTAAGATAAGTGTTTCTCTGTGTGGGTTTCAGCAAAGGTTTCACATAAAGATTGCTGTAAAGTAGATCGCTGGTGGCTGTCACATTGAGCGTGAAAGTTTTTGTGATTGCACTGTAACCAAATTGGTCACGGGCTTCCACAGTGAACAGAAACTGTCTGTCTATGCTGGTGTCTCCAGCATCCAATGTAAAATCTCTAGCGTCAAATGTGGTTAATCCTAATAATCCTGCCAATGGAAATTGTCTCACTTTGCCTAATATTTCTCCATCCAAAGCCAACACTAATCCATTGGGCAGTGCGCCTGCAGTGACCACATACCTCAACACAGCATTGGGCACTGTGGTTTGAGCTTTGACTGATAGTGTGCTGATAAAGTTTGCATTGATGCTGCCTAGGTTAGATTCTGTGAGCCAAGTGATCACACTGTCCACTTCACCTAGAATTTTTACCGCAAATGTTTTGTCTTTGATAGCTAGACTTTCATTGTTGCCGCCAAATCTAGTAGCCCTCACAGTGAATTTGTATTCTTTGGTCACTGCTGGTTGATATGGCACTCTGCCTGCCACTTCACCTGATGTGCTGTCCAATGTGCAACCTGGTGGCAGTGTGCTCACTGTGGCATCATCATTGGTGGGTCTCAATGTGTAGCCCACATAGCCTGTGATGGTGTTGGGATCATACAATTCTAAGAAAATTGTCACATAGTTGTTGGCTCTCTTGTATCCAATGTTTCTTGGAGTGAGCCACTGTGGAGTTCTAATGTATGTGCCGTCAGATGTGAACACACCACCACCCACTTGCAGCATGGTGTTGTCTGCACGTAAAAAATCATCGCCCACCACAAATATTCTAAATTTTCTTTTGGTGATAGTGTCACCGTCACTCACACTCACTGTGAATTCATAGTATCTGCTCAGTTTGCGTGGTGATCTGGTGGGAATGGAAAAATCATAAAATTCCACATCATAGAAAAAACTTTCAAAACCGTTGGCACTTCTCAGTCCAAAATCAAAAGGAAAAGCACCATATGTGTTGGCATCATAGGTTCCGCTGGCAGCCGATGTATCCAAAGCTAATATAGGATCTATCACTCCAGTCAATTTGCCTGATTTGGTCAGTGTGATGCCTGGTGGCAGTGTGCCATCACCTCTAGCAATGAAATATTCCAACTCATCACCTGCTGATAAATCTGTGTCTGTGGCCAACAATTGATAATCCACATAAGCACTGTCCAATATGAACAAAGCATCGTTGACTCCTACGGGCAATATGCCAGCTGGGGTGATCCAAGTGGGAGCATCTGGACCCGCCACTGTGATAGTGTAGGTGCGATCTTGAATATCAGTGCCTAATTTTGCTCGCAACACAAATCTAGATTGGGTGGTTCTAGTCACTTCCAGTGTGGTGCCCACTATGGCAGCGTTTTGTAATCTTAATCCAGCGGGTAAACTGCCTGCTATCAAAGTCACTGCATCCACTGCTGTGATAGGCAGATTGATTGCTGTGATAGTCCTCTCAGTAATAGTGCCTAAAGAATAGCCAGTTGGTTGTGTCCACAAGTTGCTCATATGTTGTATTTATGGAAAAATTAGATGGCGCCAAAGTCATGCACAGCAGCACTGGGACCTGTTATGGTGCCCAAGTCCACAGGATTTACCGCAAAGAATAAATCCAGCAGATTAGTGATGTTGTTTTGATTACTGCCATCTAAATTGATATCACCTAGATCAAATCCTATGAAAGAATCTCTATCATCTAGACTCAAGCCGTATACCAAAGATTGCACATTGGCTGCTTGTATTGTGTTTATCCCCACTATGTTGTTGTTGGCCCCTGTGAGTGTGGCTCCCAGTGTGGGATTAGATTCATTGGATAATAGTGTTGATACTCTCAGTGTGGGAAATCCACCCTGGTTGATCATTTCTGTTCTAGTAGCTCCTGCCAGTGTGCCCAATACTTGTAGGGTGTTGCCGTTGACCAATGTGGTCACTGGTCCTGTGTTGCCCACTATGCCCAAACTTATTATGCCTGATGCAGTGATAGTGATTTTATCATTGTTGGTGGACAGCGTGATATTGCTGCCAGCTTCTAAATTTTTTAATTGTAATTCCGCACCAACTTTTTGATAGAATATGCCTTTCACAGTGCTGCTGTCTACCAGTCTGTTAATGATAGAAGTGTTTTCAGGATCTCTAGCAGCTAAATCAGCAAAATTATTATTGACTTTGATAAACGCTTCGCGTAAATCATCACCTGTGCCATCATTGGCAATTGTTCCTATGTTTATGGTGCTTATGGGCATAACTGTATTTATCTGTGTTAGATCGTTCTGCGGATTTTAGTTCTGGGAAACACTGATCCAGCAGTGGGTTTTTGTTTGTTGTTGATTTTAGGAAATGTGTTGCCACTGATCTTGCGTTCTACTCTATAAAACAAATAGAGATTTGGTGCTCCTTGCAGATCCTGTCCATCTGCGGGTCCACCATTGGTGCCAGTTAACTGTGCAGTTTTGGCAATGCCTGTGATGTATGCCTTGGCTTGAGTTTGATTCATGGTGGGATAGGTTTCCAACGCACACGCCAACACTCCACACACCTGTGGACTGGCCATGGATGTGCCACTGAATTTTCCGATATAAAAACTGGCATTTCTTGGATCAGCAACACCACTGGGTAATGCACTGATAATTAAGGTGCCTGGTGCAAATATATCCACTCCTGCACCACAATCACTAAATGTAACTTTCTGTTCAGTAGAAGTGATGTCCACAGCACCCACGCAGATAGCAGGCAAATTATGTGTGCCCACAGTGGTGTTGTCATTGGCAGTGGGACTGGTACCTCTCATATAATAGTAAGGTTGAGCCACACTCCCTGGATATCTCACACCCATTTCAAAAGTATTGTTCCAATCCAACCCTCCTGGTGTTTCGTGTTTCCAACTGCCATTGCCTGCTGCGCCTGTCATAATAATGCCTTCAGCATAGGCGTCTTCCAGGTCGTCATCCAATGCTGTGACTCTCACAGGAATACGTTGGCTGGCAATAAATCCCCAATCATTCAATTGTTGCGTGGTGAATGTGCCACCTGTGCTTTTGGCACTGTTGATGCCTGTTTGCAGATCTATTCTATCAGGAAATGCTTCGTAAAACGTCCACTCACTGATCATTGTGGGGCTGCCCACAGTGCCTGATATGGTGGCTGTGCCTTCCTGTCTCACTCTGTATGTTCTGTTTGGTGAAACACCTTCCACACCATAGTAAATTCTTTGCACACTGTTGTCTCTAGCACACCACATTATTTTGGGCAGAGCAGGATTAGTTACACTGACTCCACTGTACACCACTGATCCATTGCTAAAAGTGACATAACAATTGGTACCCACAAATATTTGATTGTAGGTCACACCTAAATATGAAATATTGAAAGGCAAAGACAAAGTCCAATAACCATCATCGTTGCTGCCCACAGTGGGAGTGGTGGATGCAGTCAAACTGGCAGCCCCCAACAAACTGCTGCCTATGCTGGTCACTGTGGCTGAAGTGGTGCCTGGAGTGATATTGATATCTGCCATCATGTCAAAAGATCTTGTGGGATTGTTCTGTGGTTGAGATAATGAGGTAGAATATGTGATGGTGTAGTTGCCAGCAGTGCTCAATGTCACTGTGTTATCCACAGTGGCTGACACACTGCCACCATCCACACTAGTGAAAGGCCCGTTCGTGACATCATACACCGTAGTACCTACAGCATTGACTATCTGTATTCTCACACTGAGCGTGGTCACACCTGACTGTGATCCAGCAGCCACTTGACTTCTCACTCTCATGGTGACATTGTTGGCAGTGGTGTTCACAGTGACCACATATTCTGCAGCAGGTTGAACAGTGTCTTGTATCACAGCAGATGAATTGGAAGGCTGTGACCAGCTGACCGGTATCGAAGTCACTGTGCCTTGCACCACAGCCACAGTGCCTACAGTGGTGATTCTATTGCCACCCAGTTCCAAATTAGGAAGATTGGCCAGCAGAGTGGATGTGGTGCAAACTCCACTGGTACCTAGAAAAGTGGTTAAACCTGCAGGCGTAAAACGTGTGCCTCTGTATGTGACTGCTGTGATATCATTGAATGACCATTCGAAAGCAAATAGACTCATGCCCCAACTGTTGTTTACTATGGTGGGATTTTTTCTGCCTGTGGCAACATTCACTGCTTTGGTGCTGTGAAACTGTCTCACATAATCTATCACATAAGGAAAAGTCAAATCGTTTGTGGCTCCAGCAAAATAAAAAATATTATAAATGTTAGCACTCCTTGCCCAACCTTGAGTGTTGCCTGCCACTGTGCCAGCCACGTGTGAGGAATGATCTTCTTGACCATAGGAATAATTGCTGGCTATGGTGCCTTTAACTGCAGGATTGTGTTGAAACCAATTGTATTGAATATATCTACTGCCTCCGGTACCGTCAGCGTTCACTGCGTATTCTGGATGACCCACCACCAATCCATCGTCGTCACAAATTACGACATCCACGTTTTTGCCAGTTTGTGACAGTTGTATGGTGGCAGTTTGTGTGGTGGTACCATTGCTGCCCCATCCTGCACGCTGAACACCTTCGGTGCATCTCAACAAAGCAAAATTTTTCATTGTGGAACCAGTGCTGCTGGATTTGTTCCAATTGCTACTGGTTTGTGAAATATTATTGAGACCTGCTTGGATTCCCAATTCATTTGGATGCAACGTGACTGATTTTACTCTGGAATCATTTTTCAATTCTGCAGCTTCCCAATCACACAGTTTGTACACTGTGTTTCTGCTGGAAGGCCTGCGGTCCACACACTGCACATCACGCAGAATTTCAGTGTTGGGAGGAGCCATGCCTGCAGTTTCTAAATCTGCATACACAGCATCCAGATCATTGTGATCATACACAGTGACAATGTATTTCTTTGTGGTGACGTAGTCTAGAACATTTGACATAATGTATTATGCCTCTATTTTAATCAAAGTCAAAGTCACAGTAACCGCTGCCGAGCTACCACTCTTGTTGGTCACTCTGCAAGGTATGGTGGTGGTGGGCACAGTTTCATTGTTGAATCCCATCACAGCTGGTGACATCAGTATGGTCTGTCCACCTGTGGTGATCACTTCTGCTATTACTCCTGCTCCTGGATCTGGATCCACTGTTTCCAATCTGCCGGCATCTGCTGTTCTGCTGGTGCCATCTGTGTACAATCTTACCCAAGCTGCCACTGATGTTTGAATTTTTAAAAGAACATAGCCTTTGAATCCCGTGATGTTGAGATCTGCAGAAGCCAAACTGCCCAAACTAGCAGTCACGCCTGCAGCAGTGCTTCTTGCTTCTAATCCTGCGCCTGCATTGGAGAATGTGATGGTATCAGTCACGGAGTCAGTGGTGATGGTGATGCCACTGCCTACCAAAGTCAATGTGTCGCTGGTGTTGTCTGCCAACACTGGTGATTGACCTGCCACTGCTATGCTCACAAATGAATTGCTTTGACTGGCGTTTATGGTGATGCTGTCTGTGCCACTGTCTGTGGTGATGGTCACATTGCTGCCAGCCACCAATGTGAGTGTGTCTGTGCTGGTGTCTGCTGCCACTGATGTTTGACCTGCCACTGACACAGTGGTGAATACGTTTTGCACCACATTGGGTGCTGTGTTGGTGATGGTGATGCTGTCAGTGCCTGCATCAGCAGTCATACTGATACCTGTGCTGGCTACAAAAGTCAATGTGTCATTCAATTGATCTGGTGTGATGTTGATGCCAGACCCTGATACAGTCACAGTGCCAAATGCGTTCAATGGCACAGCACTGTTGACCCAATTGGAACCATTGTATTTTAAAACTTCACCGTTTGCTGCTGAGGTAATAACCACATCTGTGAGATCATCTAATAAAACTGCTCCACCACCAGCTCCACCTGTTTGAGTCACCCAGCTGAGTGCGCCTGCTCCATCTGTTCTCAATACCTGATTGACAGATCCACCCAAAATACTGATGTTGGCCACATTGACCAGTATGGGACCTACCACTTTGCCAGTCACTGCGTTGATCATCTGTGTGCTGTCGTTGGCAAACACAGACCCTTCCACATTGCCTGTGACATCACCAGTGACATTACCTGTTAAATTTCCAGTGACATTGCCAGTAACATTGCCCAGCACTGCGCCTGAAAAAGTTGTGGCAATCAGCACTCCTGTGGATGGATTATAAGTGAATCCCGTGTCAGTGGTGGGTGTGAGGTTGCCTGTGGCTGCTGCAGTGAACAATGGAAAATTGGTGGCGTTGGTGGTGTTGTTTGCTGCAATAGTCACAGCACCTGAATAGGTGGCAAAGCCTGCATTGCCTGACACACTGCCTGTGACGTTGCCTGTTAATGCTCCGTAAATGTTGGTGAAATGTCCTTCAGCCCAGCGGTTGACACTGCTGCCGATATCACGTGTGTTGTCCACATCGCTGATGATGTCTGCTGACACTGATCCATAATTCAATAAACTCTGTCCTGCACTGTTGCGTATGTCACCATTCACAGGCAGTGTCAACACTCCTGTGCTGCCAAATTCAAAAGTTTTTGTTCCCAATGCTGTGCTGCTGGTTCTAATCTCTGCAGCGACATTGACAGGGGCTGTGATTCTTCTAGTGGCCACTGTGTTGAATGTGACATTGTCTGTGGTATTGAGACCTTGGTTGTAACTACCCAATGATGCAAAACTCACATTGCCTGCGCCATCAGTGCTTAACACCTGTCCTGCTGTGCCACCTGTGATGGTGATATCAGCTATATTGCCCAAATTGGCAGCATTGGTCACTGTGAGATTTTGTGTGGATAAACTATTGATTGAACCTGTGACAATGTTTATAGACTGTGCAATAATACCAGCCACTCCAGTGATGTTGGAGCCAGTCATCAATAGATTATCGCCTATGGGCAATTCTTTGATCTTGTTGCCGTCTGTGGTGTCCACTATGAGTGGTAGTCTATTTGCCATAATTTATCCTCTGTTAAAAACTTGCTAGAGCAATACGTTTCCAAATTGCTCCTGCTCCGTCATAATTTTTAAAACACACGTATAGATATGATGTGTCAACGGCCAACATACCTTTGACATCACCTGTTTTTCCAGCACTGGTGGCTGGCACATCTTGCACGTACAATTCAGTAAAGTTTTGATTGATCTTAGTGAATGCTGTGCGCAATGGATCACCATTGCCCTTGTTCACAGATGTGCCTATGTTCACTGTTTGTTTGGCCATGTTTATCTACCTATCGCGATTTCAATCACGCCCACTTGATCTGAATCATAATTCTCTAATGATTTACCAATCACTGTGCCCATTTTAATTTCACCTTCTGCTGCACAAGCCACACCTGCTGTGGCACTGGCCACCAACATGTTACCTTTGTTAATCTTTCCTATCACTTTGCATGGCACACGACCTTGCAGTGCCACTGCCACTGTGTTCTCTTGATTCAGTGCATCATTCATTAAAAATGCTGGTGCTGTGGTCACTACACCTGCTATCTTGTTGGTGTTGGCTTCAGTTGTAATGGTAACTTCTTTATCACCACCAAACTGCAACACAGTGCCCGAATCATATTGCTGGTCTGCCAAATATTTCTCTGCCAAGTCAGCGTACAATGCATTGGTGGCTGTGCCGTGGAATGTGGTGGCAAATATGGTGGCATATCTGGCTGAAGCGTTACCAATGGTGTAAGCATTGTCAGTGTCTGGAAACATGCCTGGAGTAGTACCGCTGGAATCATCTGCATCACCAGCGAATATGAATGGTACATCTCCTGCCAACACAATGCTGATCTTGCCTGCGCCTGCAAATGTGCCTCCACCAGTACCGAATGCAATACCTGTGCCGCCTGCCTCTACCACATCGCTCTCAATAAATTTTGTGAACAAGTGAGGAGTGGCAAGGCCTCGGCCTTGATTAGCACTCAATGATTGCAGTGTGTCTGCAGTGGGTGAATTGCTCACTGTACTGCCACCAAACTCAAACTTTCTACCTGTGAATACCAATGTGGTGCCTGCCACAGTGCTGCCTTGTGCTGTGAGGAAGTCCACGTTGCCTCTGGTGGTGAATATGGAGGTGTTGGTACCAGTGTTGCTGTCAATCAATTTGAATCCATCCACTTTCAATTGTGCCACATCCACAATACCTGTGGCATCTGATTTCACAATACTGTTGACTTCAGCTGTGGTGCTCACATTGGTGATGCTGTATGCGCCTGTGCCAGTTTTGATCAAAGCCTCACCTGGATCTGATGCAGCTGACAAAATTGTTACAAAATCTCCGTCTTCCAATCCCAAACCATAATTGACCACATCTGAATAGTTGACTATGAGTGGAGCACCTGTACCTACAGTGTTCTTACCATAGGTTTGATATTGTGACACCACTGGAAAATCTGCCAAATCCACTGCTCCTGAGGCCAATGTGACCCAGCCGTTGGTCACTGTGAAGTCACCCACGTCAAAAGCTGCCAAACCAAGATCTGCCTGACTGATGCCTGTGGCATTCACACGTGTGGTGGCAGCATTCATGGCCAATTTGCTCTGCTGTATGGCTGCAGTTGCATTCACATCTGCATTGATGATGCTGCCTGCTACTATTTGTAAATTCAAATCTGTCTGTGCTGTGCTTCTGGTAGCAGTGATGGAGATGTCTGTGCTTGCGCTCATTACGCCATTGGCCAATTCGTTCATGGGTCCATCAATTATTTGTGCAGACACTCCGCCACCTGTGCTGATGGAATCCAATGTGCTGAAGCCAGAACCTGACACTGCAGCAAAAGTGATGCGTCTTGCACTTAATGATCCTGGCAATACCACTGATTCATAATCCACTATGGTGGCCACTGTGCCAGTGCTGCTGCCTGTGATGGTGTTGCCCACTGCAAACAATCCGCCTGACTCAGGCACAGTGAATATTCTTTGTCTACCGTTGAACACCAATATCTGATTGGCTGCGAAGCCTGCGATGTCCACATTTCTTAAATTTTCCACTTGATCACTGGCGTACAAAGTGTTATCCACATAGGATTTGTTGGCAGCATCTGTGCCCACTACTGGAGATCCTAATGTGATCAATTTAAATCCACCTGCACTGATATTGCCAGTGAACGAAGTTGATCCATCTCTGGCTATGGCGCCAGGTCCAATTGGATCCGCCACCAATGATCCACCTTGTGTGTAGTGCAATCTACGATCCACATAACCACGCACAGCTGATTCAGTAGGTGCTGTGTCTGAAGCATTGTCTGTCATGGCAGAGTCTGTGCTGAATTCTGCCACCACCACTCCTCGTTTGAATCCTAATCCATCCAAGTTACTCAATGCAATTGATGCAGAGAATGTCACAGAGCCTGTGCCTTGATCCACAGTGAAGAATCTACCTACTCTAAATACTCCGTCTTGATCCGTGCTGACAAAGAACACACGTCCTTTGCCTCGTTCATCCACTTCGTTGTCCTGCACAGGTTGGATGGTGGGATCACCAAAAATATTGTTGGGATAGTTGCTGGTGTTAAAACCACCAGTGCCTATGTCTAAGAAATCGTGTCCTGTGGCTCTACATGTGGAAATCTTAATGGTGATGTCTGCATTGGCATTGGCCAACAATCCGCAACGCAATGTGATATTCTCTAGGCCGGCTCCTCTCACCAAGGGTTCTTGAATACCTGCTGCTGGTCCTGCAGTGTTGATGTTGGTGAGCTGCACTGTGGTCACTGTGGCAAAAGTGCCTCGGTTCGTATAGGAAGTTACTCTGTGGGTCTTGCCTGCCCAACCAAAACTCATAGCGCCTGTGTTCAGTCTAGTGATGTCTAAGGCCTCTGTGATTATTTCAATGGCCAACGTGGTGTCACCTGCTGTGGCTCCCATGGAAGTGGTGCCTGCTGGTGCGTAGGTGTTCAACACAGCTGATGCTGGTCTGATTTGTAATCTCACATTGTCAAAAGTGGTATCAAAAGTAGCAATCACGTTGTTGGCTGGCAGTGCTGTGCCCACTGCGTTGGTGATGTTAAATGCTGTGGTTCTATATACTATGGTGGCTGTGTCATCATAGAAAGTCAAAGCCGTGCTGGGACGTGTGGGTGATATGTTGTTCACTCCTGCAAATTGATGAGCTTGACTGGCTCTGATGGTCACATTCTGCAGATTGGCCAATGTTGCTTTCAATCCTGTGGTGGAAGCAAGATCAGTGCCTGCAGTGCTGAGATTTAATTTGTACACTGTGCCACTGCGTGTGACAGAAGGACCGGTTACAGTGACTGGTGGTGATAATTGTTCCACACTGGCCACTTCATATCTCTGCACTCCTAGAGCGAGTGACGAATCAAATGGATCATGATCAATTTCAATTTCAGATCTATTGAAAGGTATGTATTCTAAATCATACACATACACACTGAGTGCCAGCAATGGGTGATCATAAGTGGCTCCATCATCATACACTTTGGCCACTTGTGCCATGTTGCGTACTAGATCCACATCATCTGGTACTTCCAAAGGATCGGAACCTTCTGCAACTAAACCATACACACCATTGGCATTGCTGCCGTTCAATGCTCTGATCTGTCCACCATTCAATGCCATATAGGCAGCGTGACAGTAGTAAGTGAATGTGCTGACCTGTTCTGACAATGCACCATTGGTGACCAAAAGGCCATAGCCCAAATCGTTCACCTGTGTGAAGTCATTGGCCAACATGGATCTGTTGCCTGCTGTTTGTAACACTGTGGCATAGGGAATTGGAGAAGTGATCACAAATCCTAATCCACCATTGCTGCTGGCATTCAATAATAATTGGCAGGTACCTGCAGGACCATCATAATTCTTCACAGCATCTATTTGATATCTTGCACCATCAATATAGAACGCAGTGGGAGTCAAAGGTTTTCTAACGAATAATCCTTGAGCTGCATTGCTGTTCACATTCAATATAAATGGACTTACCACTGAAGTGATGTTGATAGGTATGTTGCCGCATGATCCGTCCACAAACATACCACCTCTGAATGCTTTGGTGTTGATACTGGCTGAAAAACTGCTGCCTGTTTGAATATAAGGAGATTTGTTCAACACTTGTGAAGCAGGATCCAACACACACATGAATCCACCCTGACCTGTGATAGATAAATTTCTTAATATGGTTGCTTCTCCCATAAGGAACACATCCATAAGTCTGTTGTGTTTGGGAGGATTGTATGAGCCGTTGAATGCATACACCACACGTGCCATCTGTGCTGTTACAATGTTTTTGATAGTGGCAGATGCAGATGCAATCACTGAAGCATTGATGTAGGTAGCAACATAGCTGATGCCTGCTTGTTCTTGAGCACTCAGACCTGAGTTATAAAAATTTCCTTGTACTTCTAATATTTTTTCATTGCCACCAGTTTTTAAATCTGAGAATATGGCATCCACAATTGAACCAGTCTCACGGCGATTGCGTTCTTCATTGGCAGCATTGAGAGAGCTGGGACTCAACAATGAATTCACATAATTCACCACAGCAGTCTGTATGGCTGGTTTGGCATTTAATATGGTCAATGCTTGAGTATCATAGCCACCCACGTTAGTATAATTGACCCCAGTGTTGACCACGGCATTTGGATTCACCAAATAATGACGTCCAAAATTTGTGGTGGTCACTGTGAGACCATCTATCACTAGGTCTCTGTAGAAATATGTGTTGGCAAAACTGGACTGAGAAACTCTGTTCCTAGGTTTTACTATGCATCTTCTAAATTCATCTCCTTTAATGCTGACTCCATCCGGCACTCTGATAGGAAAGTCTTCCAAATAAGTGCCGCTTTCCACACGTATGGTGATGTTGTTGCGTTTCACTGGTGTGGTAAATTCTAGTCCTTCTGCCACAATAAATTCCAATGGTTCAATCAGAATCATTTGCACAGTGTCTACTGAAGCGCCTGCTGTTACAGATACTATACGACCTATAGCGCCTGAGGTTTTACCTCTGACTATCTTGCCTGGTATCAAATCTTGATTGCTAGGATTGTTCTGATCCACATAGGCAAAACCGCCATTGCTGATGGTCATGGTGTATGTGCTGCCTTCCACTTCTGGTGGAGCACTACTGATGCCATTGGTGATGATGTTGGTAATGATGTCAAATTTTGCTCCTACTGATGCTCTGCCAGTGCTGTTCACAATGCTGGGCGCATCGAATGTTTGAGTGAAGCCGGCGTTGTAGATGGGAGTCACTGCCAAGTTTTGCAGCACAGTGTTGGTGATTGATTTGGCATAGTTGATGCCTGCCAGTGTTTCAGTCAGTTGCTGATTGATGGCCTTGGCACCACTCACATTGCTGTAGTATCTGATACCTGCTTGAATACTTCTCACATTGGAGTTGAGAGATGCCAACACATCGATTACAATACCATCTAAAATATATCCTAAATCTCTTTCACAAATCAATTCATCATAGGTAAAGTTGGGATAGGTAGCATTCACAAAGCCTATCATCTGTTTGATAATGAATGTTCTGTTGGCGTCTATCAATAATTTCACATTGTTGTAACCGCTGCCGCTGGTGACACCTTCTGTGACCACTAAGGAATTGCCAGCTCCGTTGTTGAAAGTGATGGTCTGAGTGTAAGGTCCCAATTCCACCGGAGTGGCCAGCATGATCTCTTCTGCTTTGCGACAAGCAGCATTAATAGATTTGTACGCATAACTGAATGATCTACCCACTTTGTCTGGTGGTACTCCATCCATCAAGTCATCACCTTTGGTGCTGACAAATAAATTGGTGTCGGAAGCGTAGCTGGTGTTGTCCACATAGAATTTTGTGGCAGCTTGTAAATCGTCCACACCATTGGGTGCGCCTAATCCTGCCAAATCTCCTGGATGATCATTCAGATAAAGAGCACCAGTCATGGTGTCTCCTTGACGTCTCACAATGGATTGTCTTGGCATGGCCTCATCGCTGAGGAAGAATCCTGCCAGTGTGTTGTCATAGCCAGCATCGGTAAATGTTTGTACACCTGTGCCACCAGCCACAGAAATTTTAATTCTAGTAGCGTCATCATTGTTGGTGGCTTCAGCAAAACTGCTGTGAAAACTCAACTGATTGGCATTGACAAATCTAATATAGTAAGTAGAACCATTCACCAGACCTGTGGCTGCAGAGCCAGTGGTGTTGTAGATCACTTCTAAACCATTCACACCGCTGTCATAGCCGTGAGCGGTGACCACTGCATTGCCTGCAGTGTAGCTGGCTATGGTCTTGGTGTAGGCTGTGGCATCTACAGGTTCACTTCTCACTCTGATCTGACCTGCTGCGCCTCCCACTCCACCACCCAGTTTGATGTATCTTTGATCTGCATAGCCTTTGGTAATCACCAAATTATCTATGGTGACTGCAGTGCCATGTGTGTTGTTAAAATCTATCGCGGCTTGAGCAGTAATTGCTGCATTGGCTATGGCTAATCCATTGGCATTCAATGGTCCACCTAAAGTTGGGGAAAGATCAGACACCAATTCACTGCCTGTGTTGGTGATGGTGATATCACCTGCTGTGGCATAGCTGACTGATATACCAAGACCACCAGTGATCTCACGCATTTCAAATGCTGTGCCTGTGGTGTTGCTGATGGGAATATTTCTTATGCCTAACACATCAGGGGTGTCACTGAGTGATGTGAATGCTATCTGACCGCCGGCTCCGAATACTGCATACAGTTCTGTGAAGTTTTCATTGGCTTTCCTAAACGCATCACGTATGCTATCACCTGTGCCGTCATTGCCCTCTACTCCAATATTGATATTTTGATATGCCATGTGTTATGCTGTTTCCTTTTCAAAACTGATGCTTTCGCCGCAACCGCAGGCGCTTTTGGTGTTGGGGTTTTTGATTTCAAACTTTGATCCAAACACTTCATGCACATAGTCCAACTCAGTGCCCAGGATGTACATCACACTGGCAGAGTCTATGGTGAACTTGGCTCCATTGCCAAAATTCAACAGCTCATCTGAGGGTGCAATGTCTGACTGATCAGCAAATCCCCAATCATATGAATAACCTGCACAACCACCACCCTTGATGCTGAGTCTCACAGCATACTTGTGGTTGTTGTGACACAACTCTCTGATCTTTGCTATTGCGTTTTCGGTTACAGTGATTACAGCCATGTGTTTCCGTTCTGTTGCAATTATTTATTAAAAAAACACAAATCCTAATGTAAATACAACTGTATGTTTGTGGAAAAATTTGTTAAAAAACACCTCACTGCACGCACCAGTAAACTGGGCACTAAACACACCTGTGTGCGACACAAGACCTACTATAGGTTTGTGTGCGACAGTTGTGACACAAAGTTTGAGCGTGAAAAAGGCAGCATAGCAGAAAAACGCATCAGCAACGATTACAAGCATGTGTGCAGTGCGTGTGATCCCAAACGTTTTGCACAGAAACAAGGAGTGCGTCAGCGCAAAATACTGGACATGGATGTCAGCAGTAACACTCCCATAGATAAACTGTGATTATTTTGAGTTCAAACGGTCGTTAATTGTAGACCAATTGATTATTTTGAAGATATTAGTGATGTAGCGTTTTTTAGCATCCTTGGCTGGCACATAGTCCATGAACGAATGCTCCCAAAGATCAATGGGCATGAGTATGTCTAAGCGATAGGTTTGATTGGGTGTGGTTTTAATTTCACCTGATTTGCTGAGATACACCCATCCTGATCCTTGCAATTTCATTGTGGCCAATAATAATTTTTCTTTAAATGCATCCAAGTTTTTGTGATGTTTATTGATGAATTCCATAATGGCACCACGTGGTGTGTTGCTGCCTTTGACTGGCTGCAATTGAGCCCAGAATAGATTGTGCAATTTTGCTCCGCCATAATTGAAATCAGGATCACCTTCTCCTGTGTTGTATCTGTTCACATAACCTCTGCTCAATACTCCGTAATGATATTCCACATTGGCACGGCTCAACACAGGATCTAATTCACCCATGCCATAAGGCAATGCTTCCAACACTAGAGTTTTTTCACGTTTTTGTTTGGTTTCGAACAATTCGATCCACTGCTTCATGTCTTGCATGGCAGTATTTATTATAGTAAACCCAAAGTCAATGCCTGATTGTGCAGTTGTTCTGCTGCCAAGTTCTTGGATTTGGCTTCCACTTGTATATCAAACATGTTTAGAAATGACAATGCCCACTCATTCTGTGCAGCATTGGGCAACATATCACTGTGCGCTCTCAACTTAACTTTTTTGCAACCCAGTGTCAGCATGTCTTTGATGGGCAACATATTTTTGTGCATCATGTGCTGAATATCTGCATCAAAAGCAGGTTGCAGTGCTTCATCTCTAAAGTAAGAATAATGCATGGTGGGTCTTACTCCACGCCAAGAATCCACCACTCTTTTAACTCTGTCATCATTAGATCTGATGTATTCTTCATCTCTAATCAGATGGTGATGTATATCCAGCACCAGTGCCAAGTGTTTTTCCAATTGCAGTGTGGCATCCAGTCCCCAACCCATTTCATCATTTTCTATGGTGATGAGATTGCGTGCTTCGGGCGATAATCTAAGCAAAGCCTTGATGATGCCATCTGGTCCCAGCCTACCAGATATGTGTACATTGATTTTACAACCGTCTTGAAACTGTTTGCCAAATCCCATCCAACGGGCCATGTTCACATGATATTCAAATTCATCTATACTGCGGTCCACTATGTCAGGACTCACAGAAGCCAACACTGTGTATTGTCCTGGATGAAATGATATCTTCACATCATGTTTACGAGCCAACTCACCTGCTTCACCAAAATGTTTTTCACAATAATTGATAATTTCGGGCTTGTCCCAATAGTAGCGCCAAGTGTTTTCAGTGGCACAAGGCAATATGCCTGAACTGATTCTGCACATACGTCTGCTGAGTGGCAATTCACTCACCTTTAATATTAAATTTTTAATGGCTTCTATGTTGTGTTTGAATACAAAATCCAACTTTTCTTCTGCTTGTGCTTTGTGTTCGTTCAGCCAACGCACGGTGGTAGCTCTGGTGTTGCGTGGACGTTCAATTTCTTCCAATTGTTTTTTAGTCAGTGTACGGTCATGATGAAAATAATCACAACAAAAACCTATTCTTTTAATCATACTGTAGTATATGCGATATTTTGACTGCAGTCAATGTGAATTAAATGACTATTTCCAATGGGTTTGACACCAAGGATCTACACAGTCTCTAGGATTGGGATCACCGTGAAACACAGCCACAGCAGTTTCATCTTTGATTATGGGTTCACCTGGAGCAGTAAAATTTTTAACTCCTTGAGCAGTTCGCACTAATTTAGGATTACCACGCATTTCCCATTTGTAACTTTGAATCCACGCATCAGGCCAGAAACTGTAATGATTTTTAACCTGATCATACAACCAATCCTGATCTCCATGAAATCTTTTACTAATATTGTGTGGATCAGATATAAAATTATTGTAGAGCTGTGGATGTTGTCCAGTATTCCAGCGCACCACGCTGCTGTTCATCTTTTTCCATTCTGGTTGAAAACATCTGTTAAAATCGCGACACATAAGAAACTCACCTGGCTTGTAATCAAAAAGTTTGTCTATGTTTTTAAAAATAACCACATCTAAATCAATAAACAGCATGGTGCCTTGAATTTGTAGACTAGGATTGAACAACAAGGGTTTGAACCACCATCCTTTGAGTGGAATGGTGGGCAAAGGTATGATTGTGATGCCTGCATCTATGCCTCGGGGATCTTCTGTGAAACACACAAACTCGTGTGGTGTGGTAAGATTGCGTTGAGTCATTTTTCTCAACACATTCACATATTGCGCATCATACTTGGTGCCATGTTTGAGGCACACCACATATCTATTAGACATATCCTAGGATATTTATTTAGGCTTCGTAAATAGCAGAATTTCCAGCGTGTTCAAAAACCTCTGCAGATTTTAATCGAACACCTTGGCCCACAGGATATCTGCAGTCAAATCCTTTGCCATTGGGCAGTTTGTATGTTTTGCCTGTTTGGAATGTTTTTAATATTTTGTTCATTTCATTGTACACCAGTTCGCTGAATTTTTCGCAGCCCACTGCTGGCACAATGCGTAGATCACAGATACCTCCCACTGAATTCAATCCCAACGCTGCCAATGCTTTGAATTTGTCCATGTGTGGATCATTTTCAGCCACCACCAGTGTGTGATCAAACATGTACTCACTCCACTCTTTGAATGCTTTGAGTCCACCAAAATCCATCACCCAGTTGCGATCATCCAGTGTTTCTGATTCGAATGTTAATTTAATTCCTAAAGAATAACCATGCAATAAAGAACAATGTGAATGTGTGCTCTGCCATTGTCTAAAACAACATGACAGTCCTCGGTCATTGCCGTATGTTTTTGTGCTGTAATATTTTACCATATTTTACCTTTCAATATGGTAGAAGAATTTTTAAAGAGGGATTATACCAAGTCCTCTATGTGTGCAATCATTATATATCACAAACATCATACATTATTACATTATTGCCGCAACATTGTCAAGCTCTTATATTCCAAATTGGCATGATTCCACATCATGGGCTTCACAAAGTTGTCTGGCACATAGATTTCAAAAGACATTTTGGTATGTAGTTCAAATATCTTACTCAATTGATGTATCCAGTATCTAGGATCCACTGCACGCTCTGAACTCTTGTTGTAGCCATAGGAATCCTTGTACACATTGTTGATGTGTTCTCCCTGGCCATACAGATCAAAGCCCAACAGTTGAATGGGCGTCATCTCAGTGTTTAATTGAGCGGCCAACAACACAGCATAAGGACCACTGCCCCAATGTATGGCTTGATCCTGCCTCAAATCACTTGTGTAAGGCAGTGTGGGCAAAGGTTTCAAATGAGCATGCATGTGGAGATATTCTGGTCTCACATATATGTTTGTCTTGGCACAATCTATTTCATGTGTGGATTCCAATACCATTTTGCGATCACAACAGATCAGATGATCCATGTGCCAGTCGCGGAATATGGCATTGCAGCCTATTTTAATCTCATTGATTTTGTCAAGGTTTATATTTTTTCGACTTTCGCCATTGCCTATCACTAACATGTGCATATTTATTAAATACACATATATGTCTATACAATCACATGTGAAACTTTGGATACAACACCTCAGCAGTGCTCAAAACAACTTGGGTGGACTGGCAGTGTGTCCTTATGCTGCCCATGCCCGATATAAGATATTGAACAGAATAAAAAAACCTATAAAATTTGAAAAAGATAAAAAATTATTAGACGCTGTGGATGTGTTGTTGTATTTGATGGAATCACACATGAATAAATCTCAGATGTATGAATTGTGTGATCAACTGAATGATAATCACAAACAATATGTGTTCTTGGCAGATCACTGGAACACAGCAACCTCAATAAAAAGCGTGTCCACTAATAATGGTAAATTCAATCTAATACTGTGTCAAAAGAGATCCAAATTGGAAAATGCTAGAAAGTTTTTGAGATCTAAGAACTATTATGATTATTGGAGTAAAAAGTATCTCAAAGATGTGATGAGTACTTAATTTAATTTGCTATTAGTCCGAATGTTTTCCACTGCCCTGGAGTTCCAGTGGCCACACACACCCAACCTACAGATTGTCCTGAAGATGGTGCACTGTTCCAAATGATATCACCCACAGTGTATGAACCTGTCACTGGTGCTGCACTGCCCACTTCAAATTTTTTGTTTTGAAATTTCACTGCTCCAGAAGTGCTAAGACTTACATCTGATTCCACACTGGTTACACCTATGCCCACTCTACCATACATATTGATCCTAGTTTCTGTGTTGCCTCTTAAACCTAATGTGATATTTCCATTGGCTGACACTGTGATTCTGTCTGTGCCATCAGTCTTGATGTTTAATCCACTATTGGTATGAGTGCCTATGTCTGCTGAGGATACTCCAGGCTGCACAATGAATTCCACTGTGTTGCTGGCCACGCTGAATGTGGCATTGGGAGTTTCTATACCCACACCTAATCTGTTTAGTCCTGAATCAAATACTATAAATTGACTCACATTCAAATTGCCCGACACCACCAAGTTGCTCAGTGTGCCCACTTGACGCAGATTGGATCTTGTGACTGTGCGTCCTAATTCGTTCACACTCAACACAGGAGTGTTGTCTATCATGTATGAATTTTCTGGTTTGAGATCTATGTTAACATTGGCCCATATTCTATCTGGATTGCCTTGTAAATTAAAATACTTGGTTTGACCCACTCCGGTCCACTGCAATCCTTTGTTGTAGATTCCGTTGTCTGCTGTGCCAAAAAATTCAATGGGTTTTTCTTGAATATGTTTGTTGTTGATTGCATCTGCCGCAGCTTCAGCCAACTGTTTTAAACCAGTGCTGAATTCGTCTGCTCCTTTATTAACTGATGCTATATTGCGTTCAATGGATTTTGACATACTACTATTTATATCTAAACTTTTAATAATATGGTGTCCGAATTAATGCGTCCTGTGAGGGCTATTTCCATACTTTTAATATCGCTGAAAAAAGTCTTGGATTTAACAGGTCCACACTTCATAAATTCAGTCAATTGCTCTTCAGGCTTTCTAAGGGTCTTCTGCATGCTTTTGGTTGTGTCAAACCCTTGCATAGAGGTGCCTTTCACACTCAATCCAGTGCCTTCTCTGTTAAGTCCTCTAGGATCCAACACACTGGCCACATAAATGCCTAATTTCCTAGTTTTTGTGTTGAATACCCACAGTTGTTCTGCTGTGATGCTGTCTTTGGGATCAATGCTTTTTAAATTGTATTTGGTGTCTTCTTTGCAATATTGTAGTTTGCTTACCATCTTTTCCTTGCTGATGGGTTTCTTTTTGCGTGGTTTACGATTGGCATTGGCCACATCGATCATGTAATCGCATGCTTTGAATATCCTATCATAGGCGTCTATGTTCTTTTGTACAATATCAGCACCAATATCCTCATATGATTCCAGCAATTGTCTCTCGTCAGAATCATTGTCTTCTTCTTCGGTGATCTCTACAAATTTTATATTTTTCTTGCGTAGATCCAATAGGTCTTTCAACTCTTTGTAGTGCGTTTCATACATCTCAATGATCTTGCGAGCATGTACTCCAGCTACTTTTTCTTTCTTAAAATGCTCTAGCAGATCGTATGTTTCAGGATTGAATCTATCAGGCATGGTGATCAAACGGTCCAACCATTCATCCACAGGCGCTATGATCTCACGGACTCTTTCCGCAATTCTATCTTGTATGCTGGGACGATATTTTTCTTTTGTGTCGCTCATGCTATAACAGGTATATAGCCAATTGAGCATAAAATCAACCTATTTAGGCAAAGTATCTTGATCTTGTTTACTTTTTTTTTTGAATGCAGTGATGTCTTGCCACAGTGCTAGGGTGGCTGCGTTGAGTTTTTTACACTCTTCCAACACAATTAAAAGTTTGTTAGAATACCATCTTTCACACAGATACCAACCCACTAGACCTCCCAAAATCAGCAGTATGCCTATGCCCATCAACAAAGCCATGTTTTCATCCATCATTTTGCGTCCATTATTTCCCGAGGGGTTTTACTACCGGGTTCCAGTTTGGTCAGTCTGCAACTGAATAATTTTTTAGGACCTTTGTTGGTGTGTATGATGGGCTGACCGTGATCATCCACTGTGATATCCTTAATCTGCGTGGTCACGTTTCTAAAACGGCCCACTGCCACATAGTCACCTACTGAAATATCTACTGTGTATTTTTTCATTCGTGTTCTCCACCCTGTGCTCTGCCATTGTAGCCATCAATCCTTTGATTTAGTTTTTTCTTTGTGAAGATTATGCCACCTATCACCAAAGCATGGGCAATCACACTGGTGGTCACATTAATGCCGAAATGTATGAATTCTGCAGTAATAAGTGCAAATATAAAAGCCCACATGGTGGCAAGCACCATTAGTATTTGAAATCTAGTGACCTTAGGCAATGAACTATTAAAAGCGGTGTCCACATCAAATAGCTCAGGCAATATGTGTTTGAATATGTTTTTCATTTGAATAATTTTTTAAATTTATCTATGCTGTTGCTCAACGGCGCATAGACATTTTCAATGAATGTGATGTGTTTGCTCAGTCTTGCGTCTAAAGCATCTATCTTTTGATTAATCTGTTGCATTTCTTTTAGAAATAGTTTCTTGTTGTCAGCCATTGCTTTTTTGATTATTTCTAGCTCACTCACAGTTTTTCTCCTTTGGCAAATCCTCTGAACTTCATAAATCTAGGAAATCTCAACGAATATTCATTCACAGCATCTTGATTCTGTGTGATAGCATCGGCTCTCACTTCAATCACTTGCCCAATCAAGGATTTACTATCCTTCCAAAACTCATCTCTTTCTTCATCAGTCAATCCTGACCCCACATTGGTTTTAATAAATTTGCCATCGTCAGTGCCTTCCACAATAAAGGCTCCCAGTTTGCCCACGTTCCTTCCTGTGCCTTCTTCCACAGATTTCACAGTCAAGCTCACTTCAATAAATGGTTTCAGTTTCAACCAAGCATGGCTTCTTTTGCATTCATACGGAGCATCCATATCTTTAATCATGATGCCTTCATATCCACCTGCTACTGCCCTCTTATTCACGTCTGTGTAGGTCTTTTGTCCTTCCACAGTGTCTAGGTCCACAATTTCATGTGCCAGCACTGTGACGGCGTTTAAATTGGTTTTATGCTGGTCGTACCAAGCCTTGACCATGGCAGTTCTGTCCGACTGCTTCTTATCCCAATAGCCTTCCATAAAATTAGACAATGGTAAAAAATCAAACAAGTGCAACACAGCATCCAATGCTCCTGCGGATTCTTTGCGATGTACTTGCTTCATTAAATCTTGAAAATTTTCACTCATTACTTCACCATCCAAAACCACGGCATAAGGTGGTGGGCTTTTTTTAACCACTTGCGATATCTGTTCTGCGATGTGTCCAAAGTTGGTAAATTCTTTGCCATTGCGGCTGAACATGTCCACTTTGCCATCTGGATACACAATAGTGATCACTCTTACTCCATCTAATTTTACTTCCAACATTTTTTTGCCTATCAGTTTCTTTTCATGATTGGCACTGTCATGTGCCAATTGGCAAGTGAACACTGGCACTTCATATTGTTTAAATTTGTTCTTGGTGGCCACACTGTTGACTGTTTTTTCGCTGACTCCACATCTTAAGTCTTTGATCAGTATTCTACGATAGAAACCATTCCACTGTTCTGCTGTTGCAGTGCTCATCAAAAGGTTAATGGCATCACGTGCGGCATGTCCTGTGAGTTCTCTACGATGCAGTTGCTCTGCCAACTGTTTAAATATCTTCCATTCACAGCCTTGACCTTTGATCACTGTGTCTTTTTCGGGTACCTGTTTCACCCCAAATGTGTAAAGTTTGTCCAAACACATACGCACACCTTCAAAGAATTCATCTAGGCCTTCTTTCATAGCCAGCAACAGAATGGCTTCTTTGGCCAATCTGCTGTTGTCTGCTTCTAGTTTAGCAATTACTTCTTGTGGTTGTGTTCTCATGGATACTATCTAGGTTTTAATATGGTATGAAAGGCTGTTTCTTGCCAAGTGTTTGGAAACGCCTTAGCCAAGTCTGCCACCTTCAACACAGTTCTAAGACTGATCTCTCTCAGTCTACGTTGATGTTCCACCACAAACTCCACTATCTGATTCTCAGTTTCAGGAGTCAATTCATATTCATTCAACATGCCATCTGTGACAATCTGTCTAATTCTTAATATCTTTTCTCTAATGGTATCAATTGTGAGATCAATATAGTGACTTCTAGACTCCAGTGCTTCCAAATGATCTCTTAGTTTTTTACTCTTCACATTGTCAAATTTGATGTTTGTGATGAATATAGCCGAACCTTTGAATTCAAAACTGCTGGGCACACCTTCTTCTCTCAATCTGTATGCTTCAGTGTTCCAACAAATTCTTCTAGTTCTTTTGGAATCCAAAGCTGCCTTCAATATGTTCAAAGATAAGTCCTCTAATAATATACTGTCGCAGTCATCAAACACCAACACATTGTCCTTCTCTTTAAAATGATACAGTTTGCAATACAAGCCCAATGCACTCATAGCACCTTTGACCACTTCATACTTGGGTTTGCTGTCTCCCAATGTGGCTAGGATGTCATGTTTTTGTAACACAGCCTCTACGCCAAAGGATTTACCCACGCCTGGAGGTCCTGACACAATCATTGCTCTCACATCACCTCTTTTGCAGGCTTTAGTCATGTCTGTTAATATGTCGAATCTTTTTCTTAATCTTTCTACCACTTCTGTATCGCTCTCTTCTTTAGGAGCTTCTGGTGCTTTGTCTCTCAATTGAGATTCCGATTCCACAGATACTCTGATCTCTTTGTCTGTGGCACCTGGAAATTCTTTGATGTCTTCCACTTTGACTGTGACGAAGCCACCTGGTTTGTGCGGATATGGATGATATGGTTTGACCATTTCGAATACTTGATTTTCTATCTTCTTACTTCTATAACTGCCTTCTAGCACGTATATTTGTTTTTTCATATGTTTGCCTATGGTTGTTTGCCTAAGTTGTATTTTGCCTAATGTATATATATAATAACTTCTTTGAACTCAAAAGTCAAATTATATTACTTGTGTTTCACCTTTAAAAAGTCAATAAAATCAATGACTTACAAAGGATTTGCACAAACGAAAAAGGGCGGCTACTAGAACCACCCTTTTCCTAACTAACAGAAGTAGAAATTATTCTACGTTGATCAAGCCTCTTGCGATTGCTTGATAGCCAGCACCAATAACTTTTCTTGGGGCTTTGCCAGTTCTGTAAACTTTTGCGCCAGTTCTCTTATTTGTGTTTAAGAACACTGGGAAGCCTTTGAATCTTAGGCTTTGAATTACTGCACCTGGGTTAGCGGCACCAAATCTATTTTTGATGGCTGCTGCTGTAAGAGCTTCGCCAGCTTCTAAAGCGGCTTCTACTCTATCTTGTATACTAGTTGATCTTCTCATTGAGACGACTCCTTCTTTTCTTGTTGTTGTATTATCAGAAGCAAAGCTTCTAAATAATCTTGTTAATATATTACTAGAATTTTTGATTCTAGTCAATCGTTTTTTCATTTTTGTTCTCCGTTTTAGTCTTTTTTGGATAGAATTTTATCTATCAATCCATACTCAAGCGACTCTTGCGCATTCATAAATTTGTCTCGCTCCATGTCAGCACTCAATTGATCAAAGGTTTTGCCTTTGGAGTTGTGTGTGACGTAGATCTGAGTGAGTTCCTTTTTCAGTTTAAGGATCTCTTGAGCATGAATCTGTATGTCTGTGGCTTGACCTTGAGTACCACCTGATGGTTGATGTATCATGTGTCTAGCATGTTTCAACATGTATCTGTGTCCTGGTGCACCTGATTGTGCTAATAGACTGCCCATAGAGCAAGCCTGACCTATCACATAGGTATACACAGGTGATTTGATATATTGCATGGTGTCATAGATGCCCAAACCTGCTGTGACCAATCCTCCAGGAGAATTGATGTAGAAGTGTATGGGTTTGACTGTTTCGCTTTCTAAAAATAAAAGTTGACTCACTATAAGACTGGCACTGATTGGATTTACATCTGTGTCCAACATCACTAACCTATCTTTGAGCAGTCGACTGTATATGTCGTAGGATCGTTCGCCTCTGGCTTCTTGTTCTATAACTATGGGCACCAATGATGGCATATTATTTGGGTCCTTTCGAAGTAAATTCTAGATTGGCCATGTTGCCCACATATTGATTGTGCTTGGCATCATACCGCATAGTGAGTCTAATGGATCGTTCCACAGACACATTTAAAAATTGTTTAGGTTTAAATTCTAACACTTCTGCTAGCACTGTTTTATCAGTGTCAGAACAATACACAGAAACTTTGTCCAAAGAATTTGTTTGATTCATACTTGTATTATACTATCTTAGTCGTCAATTGTAAAGCGAAATTTTTCAAAACAAATGTAATAAATTATATCAAAAATTATAAAATTATTAAAATACCCCCAAGAATCCAAATCTCTATCTAAAAAAAACACAGGCATTATCACAGTGATCAACATCAGCATGATGCCATAATGTATCACAAGATGTTCTGGCAACTTGTAAGTCAACCATTTCATCTTTTATCTCAGCTGATCTCTGAGTTTCTTAGCTCGTCTCCAGTTGGCAATGTTCTTCTTGCGCTCTTCACGTTTTCGCTCACTGGGCTTGGAATAAAATTCTTTTTCCTTGAGCAGTTGGAAAAAACCATCACGTTTCTGTTTCTTCTTAAGAATACGCATTGCCTTTTCCACGTTATTGTTTCTTACTTCAACTTTCATTCGATGTTTTCTAGTTTGTGTTAAATATACTAAAATATAGCACTATTTGGTGCCTAAGTCAACCTAGAGATAAGTATTGTATGTCCAAAAAGAGTTTAAGACAGATCAGAAGAATAGAAGCCAAAGCGGACAAGGAAATGTCTTATAAATCGTGGGCAAAAAGTAAATCTGTTGTGAAGAACGCATCAGACACACAAGTTTTACCAAAAGATGAAATAATCACCCTAGAACACCTGACAAATCCAAATCTTGATAAATAAGAGTTATCTACTTAGATTTAATCCAAACTTTTTGAAACGATTCTTCCAAGCATAGAAGCTGTCATTGTGATTGGCTGTGGGATCTTTGGTCACTGTCATTTGATACAAGTGTACCATTTCGTGAGCCAGTGTTTCGATATAATCTCTCCAAGTGTTAAACCTGTGATGCATTTCTATTAGATAATGCATGGTGGGATTGTGATAGGGTATTTTTTTTTGATCCCATTCGCCTCTGCGTCCTGCAATCCTGCTGTCCCAGTTGGCCACACATTGTCCCATCACTTGTTTCTTTTGGCTCACCGTGATGCGTGGTCTTTTCAATTTGGAATCAAAAATTTCTTTGTTGATGATTCCAAACCAGTATTTGGTTTGATTCAGTGTGGGTTGAAAATTCTTTATATGACTGTGACGTTGACAGGCACGTTTGATCCTATTGACATGAGCAAATGCACTGGATTTTTTCATAGTAGCACACCAAATGTTTCATCACTATTTAAGTATTCCCCATAGGCAAAGCAACATCAACATCAGCATTATTGTTAAAACTGAATAAAAAAACTTGTTTAAACTGGGAGTTTTATTCTGTATTTTAGACATATTGTTCCTGTGTCCAAGATTCTTTGCTGAGATCACAGTGTTCTGCCCATCTAATGAATATGCCCAACTCTTTGCCATGAGCTTCTATTTCCCATGGTCGATCCCAATACTCCCATTGTTGTAGATTGATGTCCAGCCCTTTCCATTTGACCACTTCAGACCTATCTGTGTCTTGCATTTCTCCAGTGGCATATTGTTTGAGATGAATCATCTCGTGAGCAATGGATTCCATAATGCGTCTCATGGGCACTGTGCTGTCCACAGTGATGGTGAATTCTCTAGGTTTTTTAAGCCTGTCATCAAAGTCTATCTCAGCCAGCATGGCATCGTCTTTGTACAATGTTCTACTGAATTCCAAATCCACTGTCAATTTTTTAATTAGTTTTTTATCCATGAGTAGATCAGCAGCATATCTAATCATACTTTCTGCTAGATCTTTGAGTCTAGGCTTGCCGCCTGTGATGGATATAATCATTGTGTTATCAAATCGTAAGTGTTGGCAATTTCTTTGGCCAATGTTTGAATATCATTGATTAAAAATCTCAACTGCTCTTCGGACACTGTGCAAGGTGTTTCATTGATCAATCGGTTTAATTCCAGAGACTTTTCGTACATGGCTTGTACTTTTATAATCACAAGATTGTAAGTTGTCTGCATCATTATAATATAACAGGATTGCTCACACAAGTCAAACAGTGTAGGGCCAAAAAAAGCCACAGTTTATGCGACTTTTTGCTGTGGATTATTTTATTTTTGGAAATAGTGCGTCTGTGCAAAATAATTCCACATCTGCTTCGGCCAAACCTAAACTTTTCATCACTCTAGGCGTGTGTGGATTCTGTTGCTGATTGTGGCAATAATAGTTTTGTGCCTCAATGGTGTCTGCTTCTTTGGCAGTGTGAGCATATTGTCCTATGCTGTCAAAATAAACTCGTAAATTGTTCAGTGCAAGATTCACAATGGTCTGAGCTTCTTCATCAGTCTGCACATTACCTGCAGCAATCATGCTGCCTGAAAATATGTTCAAAGCCCATTCTGGTAACTTTCTTTTCTTAGTGGGCACAAACTCAGCCACTGCTTGATGATACCATTCTATCAATGGATGTTGTTCACCTCCTGAACTGCGTGAAAAGTCATGAAATGCGCCGGTCATCTTGTGCTCTCCTGCTATGACATCAAATCCATATATGGGACCGTTGTTGTGCAAATGCGGAAACACACACACATGCATCATCCATAAACCTTTGCTTTGTCTAGCATCCACCACGTCTATGTGACAGCGACGACAATGTTCTGTGTGCCATACTCTGTTGATCCAACCATTCTCTGGTTGATTGAATCTGCTCATGCCAGGCTCTTCAATTTCTCGACCCCTTATATCAAACTCTGCGATGATTTTGTCTTTGCTGTCTATAAGGATATTCCAAATGTTACTCATGTTAATATTCTTCTGGTAGGCCTTTGAGCTCTCTCACTCTGTCTTTCAATGTGTCTATTGTAGTATAGATGTGACCTGTGTCATGTTCTTGAATCTGTGTTTTAAAATATTCAATTTCATCTTCTAATACTTTTACCTTAATTAGATTGCCTGGAAAATCTTTAAATTTTTTCTTTTTAATCATTGATCATCTCTTTGAATAGAGAGGTGGCAAAATCAAAACATTTTCTTGCTTCATCTGCCATTGAATCATTGATCTTGGATCTAATAATTTCTTTGGCTTTGTCTCCATCTGCAAAATCAAACATTTTGCCTAATCCTGGCACTTTTTTACGTATCATTTGTCCACCAGACAAATCTCCCATGTGTCGCACATACACGTGAGCCATCAATGCCGTGGGATGGTCACTTATAGTTTTTAGATGTGCTAGATATTCTTTGGTGCTGTTTTTTATTTCTGGCACTGTGTCGTCCTGCCATAGTTCTTTAAAATCTTCATAAATCTTGGGAGCTCTTCTCACATCAGGCATGTCATTGAATAATCCATGTGCCATGGCCATTGCCTCCAACAGATCGTATGCATTGAATTGATTGAATAAGAACTCTGCGTAGAGTTTGGGATCTATGCTGCCTGAAAACATCACTTTTACAAACTTCTGACGCTCTGCATTTTTGTGATGCTCCCAAGTGAGATCTTTGAGGCTCATTGTTATTCCATTCTTACTTGTAGAGGAAATCCTCTGCTTCTGGATTCTTCTATGGCTTCTTTGGTTTTTTGCTCTGCCACTTCAAAACTGTATGCTCCCACCACACTGCTACCTTCTGTGTGAATTTTAAGTGTGATCTCCTTAGCTGATTCTTCTGAGTGTTTGAATATTTTTATTAATAACTCCACCACGAAGTCTACTGGTGTGATGTCATCATTCAGCATGATTACTTTGACTGGTTCTGGTTCCAACACTATCTGCTGAACTTTTTCGTCAATTATTATATCTGTTTTGGTTTTACTCATATATTTTATATTTATTAGAGCGTATTATGACTATACTAATATAATGATTATTATGGCAAAAGTCAAGAGATATTTGCAATTAGATTTTAATGTCCAATTCTGTATTGAAGCTCATGGATATACGCATCTGCTCAGATTGATTGCTGTGTACAAAATGTTTGAGCCAGCTGGGGAATATCAACAGCATGCCTGTCACAGGATGATAGGTGGCTTTGTGACTGGTGAATTGAGTGTACTTGTCCAAATTGTCTGGTAGATAATACAATGCCTCATCACTTCTATGAAACTCAATACTGCCCATGTTGTCTGTGGGAATGTCTATGTAATACACACCGCTCAAAATACTGTGTTGATGATTGTGTAGGGTGTTGTAGGATCCTTTGGGATTCACATTGAACCAAAAATTACAAATTCTTATTGGTGGTAGACTGCCTTGACGAGCACAGTCTTGCACGTGAGTGTTTAGAATACGTATCATATGATCCACCTGTATGGGTCTGCTTGAGTCCAACATGTAGTCTTCACTCTGCCAACCCAACTGATTGGTAGCAGTCTTGCCTTTACTGGTATTCTTGGTTTCCAACACGTGTGTTTTAATGGCTGCATTGTCCAGACTGGTCAATGTGTCTTTCCAAACAATCTGCGGAAACCAAAGATCAGCTCGCATGGCCATAATTTATTCCTTGTTAATTTTTTCCACTAATGTTTTAAAATCATAAATCCTGTTGGCATTCAGTAGATGATAAGGAGAAGGATCTTTTACACTTAGATATGATGTGTGAGGCATGCTTAATAGGTAACCTAATAACCAAAAATCTGTGCCAGTTTGACTGATGTCCAGCACTATATGATCCACAGTGTTGCTGACAGTGATTAACCAATCCTGATGTTCTTTAGTGTTCTCATACAGATATAGATTGATTTCTTTGTTGAGATTCAACACTGCTTGATTGAAGTCTGCTTTCACAACATCACTGGGCATAATCAATAGCACACTCATATTGGTGTTGTGCAGCCTATCGGGTGGCGTGATCAAATGTATTCTGCTCATCTATAGTAGTTATTGATTTATTTTTGGATGCGATTCCAGATTGACTTGTCCGACTGTTCTTCATTCTGCACGTAATCTTCTTCTACCGTTTTTCTAACTTGTTGCTGATCTTCTTTGATGATGTAGGATTGACTCTTCTTTTCCTTGTCTTGTTCCAATGCTTTTTCTGCTTCCTCTAACATTTGATTCCATTGATCTACAGGCATGGGTGGAGTCACTGTGTCTTGTGTTTCCCAAGGCAGTTTGTCCAGCATACCTGACACATAGTTAAATCTTAATCTTTTTATAGTGTTGCGAGGATTGGTTTGTTGACTTTTCCATTCTTTCACTTTTTGTTTTTGTGCATGAAAATACTGCAGTCTACTTTTTAAATCATCAGTGTTGATCTCCAGCACATCACCGTCTTCAGTGTCTATCACTGCTGGTGTTGATTCATCAATTCCATCCAATTCCTTGATTGGTGGCAGTGCCATAGGTTTAGGTGGCATTAAAGCACTGAGTTTAAGTCCAGTAGAAACAGTTTGTGCTTTGGGCAACACTGGCACTAATGTGCTCAGTTTATTCACACTAGGGTCTTTTTTTTTGAAAGGAAATTCCTTAAATCTTTCGCTGATTTTTTTTAAGAGTGGAGTTGGATCTATGATGGGTGCTGTGGGAGGAGTTTTTCCGCCACCTGTGTTGCCTCTGGCTTGTGTAATGCTTTGCTGTCCTGCAATCAACAACAACACTGCTAGTGGATCAAACACAATAATAATCAACACGATGACCCAACGCACTGCCATGTCGGTGTTGACTTTGTCCACCATGCCAAGATCCACAAACAATTCACCGATGTATTTGATAGGACCAATTTCAGCATCCAATGTGATCTGTGTGGTTTGCAGCGGAGCTCTTTGATTGATCAACTGCTGTATTCTCTGTTGGCTACGGGCAATCTGCGATTCTGCTGCACTGTTGTTGCCTTGGTTGGCAGTGGTCAACTGTTTGATCTCTCTGTCAATGCCGTCGCGTTCAGACTGCTGTTGTTTTTTTAACTCTATGCCTTTGGCCACTTTGTCATTGAATATGGTGCTGGTGGCTCCTTGTGACGTGTAGGCCTCCACTTCTCGGTCCAATTGTTTGATTCTTTCTCGCAGTTGGGCTATTCTCTCTCCTGCTCCACCGCCTGCTCCTGAATTACGTTTGATGATCTCTTGTTGACGTTCTATCACATCCTGTTCAGATTTGATCTGACTGTTGATGATTTGAATCTGTTGTGTGTTGTTGCTGGAGGTGGCTCCCTGTTGTAGATGCGATTTGGATAGAAATCCAAATATGCCCATGCTGGTGATCACCATGAGTATGAATATAGCAATACTCATGTAGTATTTCATGTATCTTTCTGCTAGGTACCAATTTCTATACAGCCAACTGGCCGTGACCAGTTTGGCAATTTCCAATGTGACTCCCATGAATATGATGGGCACTGCAGCACCTGAAAATATGGCCACAAGTCCTATGACCGAAAAATAAATTGCGGCTGAACTCAATGCGAATGCTGTCAATAATGTGACTATGCCCAATAACATTTTATATCCTTGTTAGAATATATTTATCAGATTTATTTGTTAAAACGCCATCCAGGATGGCTGGCATCTACACAGGCAGTCTCACTGAAACTGCGTTCTCTGCCCTTGTTTATTAGTTGACTAAAAATTACTCTACAATAGCCTGATCCACGAGGATAACTGCTCACTATTCTCACGTGTCCTTGAGCTTCTGTTTTGTTGTTGTACCAACTGGTCACCACATCATGATCTAGATTGTTGAGAGCATAATATATGGCAGTTTTTTGACGTTCTTTGTCCTCATCATCCAACATGTAAAATTTGTATTTGAAAAAGTTAGCCAGATAGTTGGCACTGCTCATGTTAGAGCTGTACGCAGTCTCCACACTCTTGTAGGTACTTTGACTGTCCACTGCCACAGTGTGTGAAGCACACTGATTCAACAGCAATAGGCTAATTGCCAGTATTAACGATTTCCCAGCTACCATCGAATTTTTGACACACATAACCTCTTTTGTTGACCCAAGCCCCGTTTAGATTTATTTCATACCAGAATTCTCTGCAACTTTTAGCGATACCGCTGAATTGCAAGAAGTCCTTGCGACCATCATCACACACCAGTTTTTCCACACTATCTTCTTTGATAATGTTGCCTTGTGTATCCTTCACAATCACTGTTTCTGTTTTTAGATTACAGTATTGATTGCTCCAGGGTCCACCTGCTGTGGCCAATGTAGCCCACGTTAGCCCTAAGAATAAGGCTGTGGCTGCAAGTAGGTACTCAAAACGGATCATACTAGTTCGTTTTGTTTAATAACTTGTCGCTGGACTTTTCCAAATTACTTGATCTGTTTTGACCTGAAAATAATTTGTTCTGTTTGTCCTGCTCATATTTTTTTAAGATAGCATCCACGTCTGCTTTGGTGATCTTAATCAATATAAAACTCCTGTAATTGTTGATTTCAGGATTGAATACTGTTAATTTCTTTTCCACAGCATAGGTTCTTAAAGATGTATCAGCAATGATGTTCACTATGAGATCTTGAGCTTCCACTCTGCCTATAGTTCTTTCTGCATTGCCTGTTTCATCCAATTTGTAAGTGGTTTTGTTGTTGACTTCTCCCACCACTCTGTCTACTATCTTGGCTTTGGCTTTGATCAAAGCCTTCTTGTGTGACATTTCCATGTCTGGTGACACATCGGATCCCACTGCATAGAACATACCTTCTTTGTTCCAAAACCATCCTTGGGTTCCAGTGTCTGCGTGTTGCAAGTACCAAGCGGGTACTTCTTTAGCGTCAGTAGTTTCGGTTGGTAGTTTTACCATCCTGTTTGCACAGGCACCCAGTAAACCAGCCAACAATATTACCATTGCTATTCTCGAGCCTATCATATTGCCTCCTTGTTGTGTTGTAGCATTTTTGCTCATGTGTTCATTATATGTGAATACTCATGCAATGTCAATCACTAATGCCAAAACATTAACCGCACACATATTGACTTTTTTGATTGTATCTTATCAAAATAATATTTTTGGTTAGCAATAGCAACACTTTATGTGTGTGAACGCCAATTTAAATAATAATACAGATGGCAAGAAAAAAAAGAATACCCAAGCATGAATCAGTGTGGAAATCAGTGCGACGCAAAGCACCCAAAGTGCCTGACATCACCTGCCCTGCCATAGATGATGTGATTCAGCGATTGGATGCCCTCAGCAACACCACCAAACGACTCACCACAGCACAGAACAAAACATTGACTGTGAAATTGGAAAAATTACGCAAAGCCAACGAACGGTTGCGTGACAGCGGTGTGTACTGGCACGATGCCTGCAAATCTGTGATAGAAAAATACCTCAAGAAAAAATCCAATAAGTGGTAGTTTAATCATATTCATCCAGGATAAATATATTGGTACATAACAAAGGTTCAACCATGAGCGGACACACATTTATTAATAAAACAGAAGCATCTGGACAAGATTTTCAAATGGGCACATCTAGTGCTATCTCCAAAGAAGATTGGATGAGTAAAAAATGGCGTCCTATGATGGGTTGGGTGTATATGGCCACTTGCACTTTTGACTTTGTGATTGCTCCTATTTTATGGTCCATACTGCAGGCATATAGCGGCGGCACAGTGACCAGTCAATGGATGCCACTGACTCTGCAAGGTGCAGGTTTATACCATGTGGCCATGGGTGCTGTATTGGGACTGACTGCATTTGGAAGAACACAAGAAAAAATTGCAGGAGTAAATGCAGGACCTAGCATGCCTGTGATGCAAAATAGACCAGTCACTGCACCAACATCAAACGCTCGACCAGCACGAATGGACGAGCCTGCGCTGTAAGCAACACAGCTCTGCAACAATAATTAAACATCTATAAAACTGTGAATGGTGAAAGGTTAAGTATTTTTATGAAATTTTTCTTAGTGGTGGTTATTTGTATGTGGGGAGAATGTGAGAATTATCTTACCACAGAACCTGAATTCACATCCAGAGAAGAGTGTAGTAAATATTCTGAAACTTTGGTGGAAAAAATAAGAGAAAATTTTCCTGACAGTTCTGGCAGCACCTATTGTTTTGATGAAAAAGAAATAATAGACATAAACAAAGATCTATTGAAACAAGAACAAGAATTCTTAGAACAGCTCAATCCAAGTATCTAAATTTAATTTCTTCTCATTTTGGAGATGTCTATGGCATCCTGCTGATCAAACACCGGCACGAGGTTGCTCTTGTGTAGCATGCCAATACCCAATAGTTTACGCTCACCTGAATAGTGCTGTGGTTCAGCACGGCCGCTGAACTTGACCATTTTGTCCGATGTCTTGGGCATATCACCCTTGGTCTTGTATTCTGGAAAAGGCACAGGAGAACCCTTGCTTCTCTTCTTCAGCTCTGCCGGAGTAAGATTCTGTGACTTCAACCAAGCATGATGTTCTGCTTTTGCACGAGCCAATCTTTTTGTTTTTGCTAATCTATGTTTGATAGTTTTGTTCACTCTGGTCATAATAAATCCCATACTAGTATTATAGTACATGTTAATCACACAGTCAAGTGCAGATAGGTGGCTAAATACTTATACAAAACAATGGAGACAATTATGATCACAATAATTATCACATTAGCAGTTGGTATTGCTCTGGGCTACTTTGGCAAAGATCAAATCAATTCTATCATAGCCAAATTTAAAAAATAATAATTACATTTGGTTTAAGGCAACGAGAGCAAAATGGTGTGCCAGATATCACTGGCACATTCTAATCTTTAAGTTCTTTTAAATTATCTTCAATGATCTGTTTGATGCCTTCGCGATAGTTGGGGTTGGTGGCCCATTTGTCCAAACTATCCACTATTTTGTTGATGTTAGGATTTTTTTTACTCATCTGACGATTTCTTTCATATCTAAATTCTCGGTGTACATCTTTGGTGTTCAAGATGTTTACCATGTCCTGCACCGACGCACATTTGGTTCTGTATTTTTTTAATCCCCACTTGGCATTCAATTGATAGTATGCTTTCATTTGTGGTTCTGCTGGATTCCAAGTTCTTATTCCAAATAGATTGTTGCCTTCCAATGCAAACCTACTGCTGCCATTGTCTGATTCCATCATGGCCATGGCAATTATGATGGATTTGGGTATGTGCTGATCTCGGGGCAAACCGAATTCCACATAGTCTATGCATTTGCTCACTGCATTAATAAAAGTAGTTTGATTGTGATAACTCATGATGGGTTCGGCCAATCCCAAACTCTTGGCAGTTTTTCTCAACTGCTCCACAGGACCTGTGGTGATTTGTTTCTGCACAGTGTTATTGGGATAGTAAGTGCCCACGTAAAAACTTGCCAGCATCAAACCTGCAATGCTCAATTGTTTTTTGTACACTTTGCAAAATCGCCACGTTTTCAGTGCCCAAATTTTGGCACGTATCTGTAAAGTCATACTCTATATTATAGTGTAATTTACTTTGGTTGTCAACGCCATATAATTCAATGTTTGTGCGGTGTTTTTAATGGTGGGAGTTGCCTCCCACCACTGATCACGTTCTGTTGCCAAGTGTGATCACGCTCCGAAGTAGCAGATTATTAGGCTGCCAATAATTCTCTTCCAACAACAAAGTTAGAAGGAATTTTTACTTCTGATACGAAACGCTTGTTAGCATTTGTAAGTTTGGACCTTGACAGGGTGCCTCACTGGAAGACTCCTCGTTTTTTTACACAATCGTCGATTCTATTTCACCCCCGCAAAACACAATCAAAAAATTGTGTTTTATGCGAGTGAATTTGGTGGAGGTGCAGGGTACTGCCCCCTGGTCCGCATTGTTTATTACAAACGTATCATCGCCTACAGCAGTATTTAAACATATTATGTGATGATTGTCAATAGATGATTGTGCTGGGCCACTGATGTATTTTTGATATCTGTGTGGATTATATCAGTCTAAGATTGCCGGCAGCGGTTCTTCCACGAGATTCAATCAATTCATAACTGATGGCTTGACCTTCTGTGACTGTCTCCAACTGGGCACTTCTTAATGCTGATGCATGCACGAACACATCTTTGCTGCCATCGTCTGGAGTGATAAAACCGTAACCTTTAGCGGCATTGTACCACTTTACTTTACCTTGATTCATTATTCTTTTCTTTGTTTCTTTGTTTTTAGTTTTTACGTGTTTTATTTATGTGATTTTGAATATAATGGGCCTTAAACTGTGGTACAGGGCTCTTTTGGAGCCCCATACCAGCGAAAATTACATCGCGTTCTTTTTTTCTTGGATTTCTTTTCTTCTTGTCTTAGAAGCTTTAGAAAGAATTCCTAGAGCTTTTCTAGCTCTGGCTGCTGCAGCCTTAACGCCTTTTGTTTCAAAAGACTCAGACTCTATTTTGTACGATTCAAATGCTTGAACTATTTCATCGTGTGTAGCCATTGTTTTTTCTCCTTTTTGGTTATGATATCATAATGAGTTTGTTAAACTCCATATTAGTATATCGGTTGTTTTGATTCAAATCAATCAGATAGTTTGCCAAATGCTAATTTTGGTATGTGGAGATAAATTGATACACATCTTTCCACGTGTCACATCTGGTCACATCCTTGTGTTTGAAATCCTTGTTGTGTGGCTGGGTAAAAAGTATAGGTATCATACCTGCATTCAATCCTGCCAATGCATTCACTGGTTTATCTTCTATCCAAAAACTACCTTTAGGTTGTTCTGCCAATGCAGCATCTTTGTCACTGCCAGTGTCTAAAAATATCACGGTGTCAAATATTTTTCCAAATCTTTCTTCTAGATTGTCGTTGCGTGCTTTTTGAGCCATTGGATCCAAAGTTTGACTGGTAATTAGTTTCATAGTGTAGCCTGCATCATACAACAACTTTGTATAATGACTGGCTCCGTCAATGGGATCTAAATATCTCATATTGGCACTTTCGTTGAATATTTGTATCAACAATGAACATGCTTCTTTGTTTATGCCGTAGTGTTCTTCTACCTTGTAACTGTTTTCTTTTATTTTTTGATAGCCTTGACGTTTCATCCAATTGTCAAAACCCTGTTCCCAATGCAACAATACTCCGTCCACATCACACAGTATCAATCGTTTGCTCATATAGTAAGTCCTGTGGTGCTCTGCATATAACTGCTGCCCACTTCTTTGTTGCTGGGTGATATGGTCAAAATGTGTTGTGTATTGATCCAATGTTCATGTGCACCTGCTGTGAGTGCCCAAGGCAACATGCCCACTCCTGATTGAGTTTGTATCATACACATGGGTTTACGCACACAAATTTCTGTGTCGTTGAATTCGGTGATCCTAGTAACCAGTTCTTCTTTGCTGATCAATTTCACTGTGAACACATCTGTGTTGTTCACTTCTTTCATAAAACTATTCATTTTTTCCTTTGTTGAAATGAGCCTTAAGTTGTTGATATCCACCTATCAATTCTCCTTTAAGTATGATCTGTGGCACTGTTCTAGCATTGGGTATTGATTCCAGCAGTTGTTCTCTACTCCAACCCATGCCTATCATTCTTTCTTCAAATACTATCTCTTTGGATTTCAACAAAGATTTGGCCATGTCACAAAAAGGACATTGCAGTTTGCTCCACACAATGGTTTGGTTTGATTCTGGCATCAATGTATTATACACTATTTAATACAGTGTTGTCAATGGGGTCTTTGAATCAGAATTTTATAATTTGAATTTGGAGAATGAATCTTTTTTGATGTCTTGTTTGATGCCACCCACTATGTAGCTCTCCACTTCTGTCTCTTGTGGAGCCACTTGTACGCCATGACTGCTTAACCAATGACTGGTCCACGGCAGAGGATTTTGTGTGGCTGGTGTGTCAAATTCTGCGTCATAGCCCAATGCTTTTAATCTTTTGTTGGCAATGTGTTCCACATATTGACCCAACAATCTTTCATTCAATCCTATAATGCTGCCATCTTTAAACAAATGTCTTGCCCAGGCCTTCTCTTCTTCCACGCATTTTTTGAACATCTCAATCACAGTCTTGTCTTCTTGTTTGATTATTTTTAGAATGTCTTTGTCGTCACCCTTTTGCCATGCTTTGATCACATGAGTGGTTAGGTTTAAATGTGTGGCTTCATCACGTGCTATCAATGAAAGTATCTTGGCAGATCCTTCCATCAGTTTTAATTCTCCAAACGCAAAGGTACAAGCAAATGACACATAGAATCTTAAACCTTCCAATAGATTCACATTCACCATGGCCAAATACAATTGCCTTTTTAATTCTTCCACTGAGCCTTTACGGTTCACTGTGTATTGCAATGCCAGTTCACCAAACTTGTCATAGTTTTCAGTGACTGACACTGCTCTTTTGGTGATCTCTTTGTCGTTCAATATGGTGTCAAACACTTCGGATGGATCTGAATAAACATTCTTCATGATGTGTGTGTAGGCTCTGCTGTGTATGGTTTCGAAGAAATCCCAACTCACAATACAGCCTTCCAATTCAGGATTGCTGCAATAGGGTAAAAAGTTTAAACTGGGTCCTCTGCCTTGCACAGAATCTAACAGTGTTTGATATTTTAGATTGGATGTGAATATGTGTTTTTGTTCTGGACGAAAATTCATAAAGTCGGAACGATCTTTTTGTAAACTGACTTCTTCAGGTCTCCAAAAATAACCCAACATGGTCTGATTCAGTTTGTCAAATTGTGGATACTTGAACACATCGTATCTTTGTATGGAAAGATCCTCACCAAAGAACATGGGCTCTTTGCTCCAATCCACTTCATTTCTGTTGAATATCACTTTACTCATAGGTCGTATTTATTGTTTATATGGCACAGGCATCACACTCAGTATCTTCTGTAGCACCTTGCTTTACATTAACATCTGGTTCAGGCAATGTCAAGTCTTCTGATCCGTCTTTGACATCTATGGGATCTATGCCTGCTGGTTGAATGCTGTCTTCTTCACCTTTGAAATCATAGGTATTTTGATAGTAGCTAGTTTTCCATCCGTATTTGTATGCATTCAACATGTCTGTGGCCATCACACTCAGTGGCACTTCATTGTTGTCATAGTTCAATGGGTTATAACTCCAGTTGCCAGATATAGCTTGATCAAAATATTTTTGCATCACAGCCACTATTTTAATGTAGCCATCATTGCTGGGCATGTCCCACAGCAGTGTGTATGAATTTTTTAATTTGGGAAAACCTGGAATAACTTGTTTGAGTGGACCTTTTTTACTTTTCTTAATGCTGAGTAGTGCTCGGGGAGGTTCTATGCCATTGGTTGCATTAGAAACCACCGATGAACTCTCACTGGGCATCTGGGCACTCAATGTGCTGTGTCTCAATCCAAACTGTTTGATGTCTTTTCTCAATGACTCCCACGACATTCTTAATTTGGGTAATACTATTTCATCCACTTCTTTTTTGTAGGTATCTATGGGCAACAGTCCATCTGCATATTTGGTTCTGTCAAATTTTGTACATGGGCCTCTTTCTTTGGCCAATTGATTGCTGGCTTTGAGCAGATAGAATTGAAATGCTTCTGTGAGCTTGTCCACTGCCTCCCATGCGGCCTTATGATGATATTTTACTTCCATGCGTGCTAGATAATGTGCCAGTCCTATGTAGCCTATGCCTAGACTGCGTCTGGCTTTGGTGCTGACTTCTGCTGCTTTCACGGGATATTGTTGATAATCTATAATTTCTTCCAATGCTCTCACTGCCAAATCACACAAAGGTTCAAGTTCGCTCAATTCATTCAGCACGCCCACATTGATAGCACTCAATATGCACAGTGCTATTTCGCCTTTTTCATCGTCAATGTGATTGATTGGCGTGGTAGGCAGTGTGATTTCTTGGCACAAATTGCTCATGCTGACTTTGTCTTTGAACGATGAATGACTGTTGACATGATCCATGTTCATTATGTACAGTCTGCCTGTTTCTGCACGTTCTTTCAACAGATCAAAGAATAGTTCTTGTGCTCCAACAGTTTTTTTGGGAATTTTTTTATCAGTTTCGTACTTTATATACATGTTGTCAAATGCGTCTGTGCCAAATGCATCATACAATCCTGGCACTTCATGTGGTGAGAACAAAGTGATCTCTTCATTGTTGATGAATCTTTCATAGAACAATTTGGATAACTGTATGCTGTAGTCCATTCTACGCACACGATTGTCTTCTGTGCCTTTGTTGTTTTTTAATACCAGGATGTCTTCTATCTCTGAGTGCCAGATGGGGAAGTGTACAGTGGCATTGCCACCTCTCACGCCATTCTGTGTGCAACATCTCACTGTGCTTTCAAATTTCTTAAGGAACGGAATCACTCCTGTGTGCTGTACTTCACCGCCTCTGATTTTGCTGTTGATGCCTCTGATACGGCCAGCATTGATGCCGATGCCTGCTCTTCTTGCCACATACAGTCCAATGGCCATGTCACTGCTGAATATGGAAGTAAGTGTGTCATCTGAGTCCACCAACACACAGCTGGCAAATTGACGTATGGGAGTTCTTACACCTGCCATCACTGGAGTGGGAATATTAATCTTGTGAGTGGAAATAGCGTCATAGTATCTTTTCACATAAGTCATTCTTTTCTTTTCAGGATAGTTCATAAACAATGTGGCAGCAATCATCATGTACATGTCCTGTGGAGTTTCATACAACGCACCTGAGGATCTATCCTGCACTAGATATTTGTCCACAATCTGTCTCAGTCCTGCGTAGGTAAAATCCAAATCTCTGTCTCGGCGTATCCACGTGTTAAGTTTTTTAATTTCTGTTTTGTTGTATTTGTCCAAGATATTTTTGTCATACACTCCCAGTCTAACATTTCTAAGCATGAGTTTTAACAGATGCAGATATTCATAATCACCATGAGCCTGTTTGCGTAGATCATACAGCAACAATCTAGCCGCAGCAAATTGATAGTTGGGACTTTCTAATGTGATCAGATCGTTGGCTGATTTAATCAGCACATTCTGAATGTCTCTGGTACTGATGCCATCATAAAATTGTATGTTGGCATTCATTTCTATTTGTGATGCAGAAACTCCTGATAATCCTTCACAGGCTTCTTCCACCACAAAGTGCATTTTGTTAATGTCGAGAGATTCTATACCGCCGGATCTTTTGCGTACTTTAATATTAGAAGAATTCATTGATTTAATTCGTGTTTGTATTTGTGCAATAAAAATATATTTATCTATTTTATAAGTTAAAGTAAGTATATTGCGAAAAGAATTGTTTGTCAAACTCTTTCTGCGACAAAACGGCAGAATTTTCCAGCACTATGTATTGGTTGTCCACTGCCAATGTGTGATAACTTACAGTGTTATCCATGCTGATTTTATTTTTATCCACACACTGTAGCAGGTCAATCTTGGTTTGCACATACTTATCGGTCAATCGCAACGTGTACCACATGCCCAAAAGTCTATCCACAGTGTTGTAATCATTTTTTTCGATGAGATTCCAAGCCTGTGGCCAAGTGCCTTTATCAAAAAAATTTGTTTTGGTGTGAGTGAGTGGGCAATCTTTGTACAGTGTAAGGATTTGTTCTAGAGCATGATGATCAGACTCTAGCATGATTCTAAATTCACGCCAAGCAGTCAAACGCTCTGCGTAATCCCCATGGAAGATCAGTTTATGATTGTGTCTTGACTTGGTATAGTATGGTGGCTGTATCATTTAATGTACTGTTTTTAGTTTGAACTAATAGAGTATCTATTTGACCATCAGCATTGATATCAGACAATATTACATTGAAATCTAAATTAGTATTGTAAGTGTTATCACCCACGTAATCATATGTGTCTGTGAGGCTAGTGGTGTTATTGTTTCTGTTCACAATAATTTCTAAAGTACCACGACGCACTGCATTCACATAAGAACTTTTAAAAATATAATTAACAATATAATTTTTAGTTACATTTGCTGGCAATCTAAATGAATTGGTAAATGCCACTGTGTAACCCACATTCACTTGTAAAGAATAATTGTTGGTGTGTTCTACGAATCCTTCCACTTCAGGCACATAGGCTGCTGTCAAAAGAAAAGCAGATTCAGTGGCTAACTTTTTAGTTCTGTCAAAAAAATCGTTGTGTGATGCGTTTTCCATTGTTTCAAATTTAATCACGCTGTATAGGGCATTGAGTTCAGTGCCTCCATCATTGCCCACACTCTCAAAAGAATTTGTGGAGCTTCTGTTGCCTTTGCCTTTGCGAACCCACACTCCTTGTCGATTAATGTCTTTTAATTGTGTTTTGCTCACTGTGTTGTTGATGGGTCCTGTGAGTTGTCCTGGAGATCCTATAGTGGTCAATTCTCCAAACACCACTCCATATTGACATTGTTCAAACACACAGTTTTCAAAATGATTATCCATAACATCAAAGTCGGAATGCACAGCTTGTTGAAATTGTTTAAGTTTGATACTTTTAAAATTGTTGTTGGCTGAAGTTACTGTGGTGCTGAGTGCATCCAATCTGATTGCATAGTTGTTGGTGTAGTTGGCACTGTTGCTCCAATTGCCATCCATTTTAATATCTTCGAAATCACTGTTGACACAGTTGTCCACATACAGCGCCACATTGTTGCCTGTGATATTGAGACTCATGCCTTGTACTCTGATGTGACGAGCTTGGTTTAATGTGGTAGTGCTGGCTCTGTTGCCGGCCACTCCTGGAGTTCTTAATCCGTTCACAGTTTCAAACACAGGAAAGTTGCCTGTTTGATTGATAATGGTTTTATCGCTGCCATCTCCAATCAGTGTGGTGAATGGTGGTAATTTTAAACTGGCACTGATGATGTATGTGCCTGCTGGCACCAATAATTGTCTACGGCTGCTGGCATTGCCCACTGTTGCTGCATTCACAAACAACTGATCAATGGCCCTTTGTAGTTTCACTGTTTCATTGGTGAGTCCATCACCTGTGACTCCAAATGCTCTCACACTCACTGAATCATCCAATCTATTTTTTAATGTTCTCTGTACTGGGGCTCCTACTGTGGCTCCTGTTTGCACAGTGCTTTCAATGCCATATATGTAGGTGCTGCTGAGTTCAAACAAGTTGTCGTGCTCTGTAAGAATTTTTGTGTTGCCCACTGTGGGTGCGCCTTCAGACACTGACCCATTGCCTATGTACAATGCTTGGGTATCCACTGCCCAACCAAACTCACCGCCCGCCAATTGAGGTATGCCAGAGCCTGCGCCCGCTTGTCCTCTGCGTACTTGAATCCTGCTGATTGATACAATTGCCACTGTTATCTCCTATAACTTGCTGATTATCACAAGTGTATTTATCGACTGTGATGTGTATTATGAGGTGTGCTCTGCTTGTTTCTTAAAATATTGCTCTACCCTGCTCCACCACTGATCTGCGTATTTGGAATAATCCAAGGGTGTGATGTCAAATTGCTGGTAGGTCATGTCTCTACTGCACATGAACACATGAGCTTGTTTGATCTCAGTGCCATACACTTTGTTGTGTGCTTCTGCATAGGCAGTTAATTGCAGGAAATAATCTGTGACCCATTCTTTCTTTTTGGGTTTGTTGGTTTGTTTAAAATCTATGATGCAGGGTGCTCCTTTGTAGGTGCCCACACAGTCAGTGGTGCCTGCATATATCTCGGGATAATACAGACTGACTTCCGAACCCCAAACTTCTTCCACATGCACCAGAGCATTTTTGCCCACTGTCTGCGCCATGTCATGTGCCTGTTTGGCAAATGGATTGGAACCTGGTGTGCCCCAGCTGCCTCGTTCAATGTATTCTTCCAAATATTTGTGCATGCGAGTGCCAATGCCACTGGCTTCTTTGGTGATAATGTTGGCTTGTTCTTCACCCACTTTTCTACGCCATTCCATCAGATGTGTTTTGTCTTTGGTATTGTCCAATATGGTAGTGACTGAAGGCAATGCTGTACCATTGGGTGCGCTGTACAATCTACGGCCATCAACCAACACTCTCTTCAAGCGCTCATACTGATATCGTGGTTTAAGTAGTGTCATTTAAATTTTTATTCTTTCTTGTCTGTATCTGGACCTGTGAACTTGCTGAGATGATTGAGTTCATCCAGCATGTCATTGGCACTGGGATAATCTATGGGATGAGCAAAGTAAGGATCCACTGTGCTGTGTTCATCATCTTCTGCTTCAATTTTTTTAACTTCAGGCACATAATGAAACACAATGTTTTCTACTCCATGTTTCAATGTCATTTTGCTGCCAGCACAACCTGAACATGCACCACCCATTTGTAATTTTAGTGTGCCTGTCTCTGGTTCGAAATCTATCAATTGCACAGCACCTCCGTGACTGCCCACTCCAGGCAACACATATTTTTCGATTACGGTCTGAATATCAGACATGATGTCCTGTTTGGTTCGCTCGGTCATTGTGCAATTATATGTGGAGTTGTTGGATTTGTCAATCTGTTATTTGGATCGTTTTTTGAGAGCCTTCTGTGCCATGCGATCCACTGAATTCTTTTTTGGTGCTGTGGGAGTGGCACCTGGTTTGGCCACATCAGTTTTCATGGTGATGCCGTCTTTGTCAAAATTTTTGATTATGCTTTTGAATTCTAAATCTGTGTCATAGGCCTGTTTGACAGCATCAAAGTTGTATTGGGGTCCTTGCACATTCTGCATGATGCGATTCAATGCCACATAGTTGATGTAGGCAGGTTGCTGCTGACTGTTGGCAGTGCCAATTAAATTTCTTAATACTTGGGTGATGCGGCTGTGTTCAGCCTCGATGACTAAACCTTTTTTTTTCCGATGAAAGGTCTGGACAGCATTTCTGCTAATTTGGGACTTCTTCTGATGATGGATTCTCTTTTCTTTCTGTCTGCAGGTTCTTCACCACCTGTGGCTGGTTCGCTGGCAGTGAAGTCATCTGCTGTGTCTGGTGTAACTTCGGGTTCTACTTCTGTTTCAAGGTCTTCTATGTCATCTTTGGGATCTTCCGCGCCCAAGGTTGCCGGCGCTTCTTCGCCTGTCAGGACAGCTACGCCGCCTGTGAATGATTTTCTTACAGTTTCTAATTGAGTGTATAATTGTTCTATTGCTGGTTTCATGGCTGCAATGAATTCTTCTGCTTTTTCAGAACCCATCTCATTTCTAATCTCATCGCCTAGGTCAAGATTGACTTCAGTCTGCATTTTGGCTGTGTCTTCCAACCAACCAGTGATTTTGTCCACCATGCTGTTGGCGGCCATCACTATCTTGGCAGTGTCTTCTGCTGCTTCTTTAATATCTTTTTTCTTTTCTTTGTCTTTGATGGCTTTTTTCATGGGTTCTTTTTTGTTGCCATCTTTGTCCATGTCTAAAAAATCTGGTTTGGCTTCTGCAACAGATTCAGCTGATTTATTATCTTCTTTTCCTTTGGTTACTGTGTACACTCCTGCTGCCTGCATGAATTTTTCATGATCAAAATTAGGATTGAAATGTTGGAATATGGCTGAATGATGTTGAGCATACTCACCTCTTTTGGTTACGTCTTCAATATTTTTTAACATGTCTGCCACATA